TCAGGCAGGAAAATAGGTTATTGAGTGTTCAGGGGTGTCATTTTTCGCTCGGATCACGACATCCCAAATCCCTGTATAAGGTACGGTTAAATACACTTCACCTTCAGCATGACGGCAAATAGAATCCTGCGTAGCACGATTCTCTTCTGTCATCGCTTCCTGTTCACCATTGCTCATTTGCACTTCAAATGTATTAGCACACCGGACAATTACCGTATCACCACCAAACAGATTTAAACACGTGCGAATTACAGACATACATCCTCCGCGATACGCAGTCATGCGCATACTTAATTAAACGAATTCATTGGTTAAATTTCCCACAACGGGATTTCCATAAGAGCAAAATGCATACTGCCAGATTATGATTTAGATCAAGTGACACCCATGTTTAAGTCAAATCAGGTGATGGAATAAGACGATACTATGACCATCTGACATTTATTAGAATTTTTGATAGTCAGGTGATAGCGTTTATATTGATGCTATCTCATACATCTGCACAGTTTTCCTGCACGCAATAACAACTTAAATTTTTCATGGTTGTATTTATGATGCCCTTCGCACATCAACGATACATAACATAGCTTTGGTTTCTTTAAACAAGATTAATATCCGCTTGATAATTTACAACCAAGGTTGTAAATTGAACGAATGAAAACGACACTTGCAGAACGATTAAAAACCGCCAGGACTGCACAAGGGCTTAGCCAAAAAGCACTTGGCGACATGATTGGTGTATCTCAGGCCGCCATACAGAAGATTGAGGTGGGGAAAGCGTCGCAGACAACCAAAATTGTTGAGCTTTCCAATGCACTCCATATCCGACCCGAATGGTTGGCAAATGGCGAAGACCCAATGCGTAGCGACAGGGTGATTAGATCACTCCGGGAATCGAGTATTCCGCCGACATCAAAATGGGGCACAGTATCAGCTTGGGACAGCACGACAGAACTATCAGAGGACGAGGTGGAAGTGCCTTTTTTAAAGGATATTGAGTTTGCCTGCGGCGACGGACGCATTCAAAGTGAGGATTACAACGGTTTTAAGCTCCGTTTTTCTAAAGCCACGCTGCGTAAGGTCGGTGCAAACACAGACGGTTCGGGCGTTCTTTGTTTCCCAGCAGCGGGAGACAGTATGGAGCCCATCATCCCGGATGGTACTACCGTCGCAGTCGATACCAACAATAAGCGCATCATTGATGGAAAACTCTACGCCATTGCTCAGGAGGGCAGCGGCAACGATAAGCTCAAGCGAATCAAACAGCTTTACCGCAAGCCTGGTGGCCTCCTTGTCATCCATAGCTTTAACCGCGATGCTGACGAAGAAGCTTACGAATCAGAAGTCGAGATCATCGGCCGAGTGTTCTGGTATTCAGTGCTGCTATAGCTCTATATAGGTGATTTTTCGCGTAAGGCGTTATAGCTTTTCCTCTCAACAAAGTCGGTGAACAATGCAGCACCGACTTTGTTTTCTACTTCAAAAACGTTTACCTTCGCCCAGATAACCTTACCCACACGTAACAGTTTTATACAATCACCGTGCTACTGTTTCATCAACCCTTGTTGATGTTGTGTTATTCCTCCTGTCTATGTGTTGCTTTCCCGCCTTGTGCGGGTTTTTTTTGGTGTGCTGGGCATGCACAGTAGCTCGGGGGTGAAAGTCCCCTGTCCAGCATGATGGTGGCGAAGGACTAGCGAAGCGCAAGGGCGTCGTCGCGAGGCGGGGTCTGAAGGAAACGTGGAGCAAAACCATGACCTGACGAACAGAAATCCGATATGAGGCCTGCCCGGCTAGCAGAGAAAGCCAATGATTGCGAAGGCCATAACTATCTGGTAGATCGGGCAGGAGCGTGGTGAAAGCGGCTGAGCTTACCCCAGGAGGCCTGTCCGGCGTCCTGCATTCAGGACTGAGTGCGCCGTAAGGTGCGCTGAACGGCGGACAGGCGTCAGCAGAAGGCATAGTAGGACAAAGTGGCCTGAAGGCCCGAACGGTAATGAGTGACGAGTATCAGCGGAGGTTCTTTCTCTGTGACTTTCCCTTACCTATCGCTTTACAACAGCCTCCTGCTTTCACAACCAAAAACAACCTAATTTAAAACTAAAGATGTTGACACAAAAACAACCATGGTTTTAAATGAACACGTAACACGGTTGTTGCACTTGAGACAGCAATGCTCGAACTCTCACATAGCAAAAATTATTTTCTTTAAGGATGAGGTAATATTATGACTGAGCCACAATTTCGCAGTAAAGGTCCTGAGCTTCTGGTTGAGCTTTCTCAACACGTTGCCGATACGGTCAAAAACGTCACGGAGTTGGATCCACAAACAGCCGAACTAGTCGGCAATGCCGTAGCCAAACACATGATGACCGTATGGGGTGGACAAAACGTTTATTTTCCGATGGGACTATCCTGGCGTGCTTCTCAGCGTGATCTTCAAATCTATGAAGAATTCGATGGTCGTAATCATAGCGCTCTGGCAAAAAAATATAATGTCTCGCTGCAATGGATTTATAAAATTGTCAGAACGATGAGGAAAGATGAGTTACAGGCAAAACATCAAAATAAGGCGTAACGATAAATTAAAATAAATTGATAATTAAAATAAAACCCTGATAAAAACCACAATATCTGACTTTAATAAAATACAACATAAATCATTCGAGTTATGCTCAATGCAATAACGTATTTCTATCTGCGATCTCTGGTCAATACACGAAAATTAAAATATAGTTAATATATTAAACATTTCCAGATAATTAATACAATGGGTGCATTTGCGTACCCATTATTTTTATATCTTTATCTATCCTCAGAAAAAACTCTTAGCACTACATAGTGCATGCAATAAAAAGTGCACGATCTCCCACCTTTTTATACAACTACCAGCTAAGAAACCCAAAAACGTGCACTTATAATGCACAAATCAATTTTTAAGCGTAAAGGGCATGATAACGTAGCCTCACGATCCATTTGGTGCAATTGAGAGCAATGAGCGAGAAAGTAAGAAAACGGTGGCAACGCCGACCCGGAACCACTGGTGGCAAACTCCCCTGGCAAGACTGGCGCAACGCTCTGACCTGGCGCAGAGCAACACAAATTCTACTACTGGCGATCAACATCTATATCGGCGTCACCTTCTATTTTTGGGTACGCTACTTTGAAACTGGCGGCACGAGTTTTTATATTTCAAGGCCAGGCGGTATTGAGGGCTGGCTGCCGATTGCGGGGTTAATGAACGTTAAGTTCACGTGGGAAACGGGTAATCTCCCCCCTATCCACCTTGCGTCAATGCTATTACTTCTCGCATTTATTCTCATCAGTCTGTTGCTGAAAAAATCGTTCTGTTCCTGGCTGTGCCCTATTGGCACAATTTCTGAGTGGATAGGTATATTGGGGGGAAAAACAGTTGACCGTCTTGTCATTCTTCCGAGGTGGCTAGACATTCCGCTACGTAGTCTGAAATACCTGTTATTGAGTTTTTTCCTCTACATCGCCTTATCAATGCCAGCACAGGGCATTTATATGTTTCTGATGTCACCTTACGGCCTGATCGCTGACGTCAAAATGCTCGGTTTTTTCCGCAATATCGGCACAATCACGCTGTTCTGCGTTTTTCTCTTTATGCTCGCCAGCCTGTTTATCCGCCATTTCTGGTGCCGCTATCTATGTCCTTACGGCGCACTCTTGGGCGTATTTTCGCTGCTATCCCCTTTCAAGATCCGCAGAAACGCCACCAGCTGTATCGACTGCGGCAAGTGCGCTAAAGCCTGTCCATCTAATATCCCAGTGGATAAACTGATTCAGGTGAGAACAGCCGAATGCACGGCCTGCATGACGTGCATCGAATCCTGCCCGGTGGCATCAACGCTCTATTTCTCATTGGTTCAGCCGTCAGGATCGCAGGAAAAAGGGTGTGAGGCAGCCAAACCGCTATGGCGACAAAGCGCACTATCCGGTATTGCCATGACGATACTGGTACTTGGTATCCTTTTCGGCACAATCGGTTTTGCAATACACATCGGCAGTTGGGACAGCCCAATTCCCGAACATATGTACTTCCGGCTCATCCCCGAGTCACAGAGCATTGGTCACCCGTAAATAAGGCTAGGTCAACGGTGATGAATACAAAATAGGATGGTTTTTTGGAAGAAACTTGAGGAAAAATTAAGGGCCCAGACAGGCCCCTGCTATTCATCTGCGCTTAACAACAGATTACATGTTATCGATGATGTCCTGCGCAAACTCGCTACATTTGCGCAGCTTAGCGCCTTCCATCAGACGTTCGAAATCGTAAGTCACGGTCTTGTTCTTGATAGCGCCTTCAACGCCCTTAACAATCAGGTCAGCCGCTTCGAACCATTGCAGATGACGCAGCAGTAGATTGAAGGAAAAACCACAACATACTGAACTATATAAAGAAAAATAGAAAATAGCGCATTGAACAGCATCGTTTTCATTAAGATAAATATCGATAGAAAACAGTGAGCTACTTTGTATTTTACTGAATACCTTTCCCCGAAAATTGCCTGTAATTTCACCCCTTAACAAATTTAACGGACTAATAACATGTCATCTGTAGCCTTCATTCTGTGCCTAGCTATGGCCGCCGTTATGGTGCTGGTGCATCCCGCGTTCTCTGTGCCATTTATCATTGGTGCATGCCTGATAACCAGTAAATCTCGCATGCACCTGGATAGCACGACCAGCATCATTCTCGGTATTACCGGCTTTCTGTTACTCCTGACACTCGTTATGTGCATCAGGAGTTGGCTGAAGTAATCTGATTAGTCGAAATACGGATGTATCCGCTTCACGGTCTGCTGAACCAACTTATTCCGCTTCTCCATAAGGCGATCAATACGTTCCCGTTTCTGGTCTGCCGTTAAGATACGATCAATACGGGTTAGCTCGATTTGGTCATTAAGCTGCTTCACCTGCTTTTGTGTCGAAGTGAACGCCTTGCGCTGCGATAGTTTCTCGCGGTTATCCTGCAACAGCTCATTGGCCTCATCCTGACGGCCCTGTTTGCGATAGGAGTTTATCGTGCTGTTTATCTGGTTGGCTTCCGTCATCATACGGTAGAAATCTTCCGTGAACTGGGTGGATTTCGCCGGTTCGGCCCCACGGGCGAACGCTTTGATGACGGGCATTTCATCCAGTCGCAGCGACGGCGACGCACCGTTATCACCCATGTTACGCATGATAATATTCGTCGCGCCGAGAATGTATGAACCTAGCGTGCCGGTATATCCGGTAATGATGTGATCCATCATCTTAGGAGAAAGATTCATCGCCCCGCCTATTTCGCGCATCAACAGCGTGGTTTGGTCGTTATAACGTGCGCCAGCAATAACGTTGCTATCGGCCATGTTCTCAATCGGGCCACCTTTGAAAAAGTCATAATTCACGAATGCTTCCAGAATGGGGCGCGTCACCTGCGGTATCGGGTTGAATGCCATCGTTTCAAAGAAGTTGTGCGCAACGACCTTACCGAATTTTCCAGGTGTATCAGCACCACCCAGCGTGCGGACAAAACGCTCCGGCAACGTGCCGAACATCAGGCCAATTTCAAACGGTTTCGGGAAGCGAACATGCTGATCGCCAATCCATGCATGCCAGTAGGCGTCCTTATCCCAATCAGGTAGCTCCTCATAGCGGTCATCGTCCCAGTTCAACGCCAGCAGCGCTAGCGATAGCCCCGCAATATAGCCGCCTCGCTTCAGAACTTCTCGCGGATCTTCTTTAATTGCGCGGCCGAGTTTGCTCATGCCCTGCAAACGCGCATTGAAGAACGGCACCATATCAGACAGCGCGATTACCAGGCCGCTGGAGCCTTGCATGCTGAAATCCATCAGATCGCGAGATTCAAAGGCAGCTTGTGCCTTGCTCTTTCCTGCCTTTAGCGCCGCATCGTAAGTAGCGATTCGGTTAGCGTTCTCCGCCCCTTCACTGACTTTCTGGTATTTCTCCAGCCCTGCACCGATTTTATCCATCACCTCTTTGCTATTACGCACAATTGATGATTCAAACTCACGGATTTGGCTATCGTTATAACCTTTGCGGCGCAGCACCTTACGGATACTGGAAGCGGTACCCGCTGGATCGTAAACATTGGAGTAGCCACCACCGAACGTAGCACCAGCAAACATCATATCCACCAGAGTATCATCTGTGCGCATGGCTTTCTTCAGCCCCTGCCATGAAGAAATTGCAGGTTTGAACCCGTCCTTATTTATCGCCCATGAATGGATAGCATCACGCATAAAGTTACGGATAATGAAGTCGGGCATGGACGTGGTGCCGATGGTCAACACGCGCTTGGCCTGCCGCGCAGCCCGCATGAACAGAGAATTGCTACGTTCCAGATCAATCATAGTGAAAGCACGGTAAAGATCGGGATCATTGACGCGAGCTAGCTGCTCTTTACCGTCAACAAAAACTTTCACTGTGTCTTTCTTTAGGCGCTGGTAATCCATCTCGTTGGGGCTATCGATAATATCGATGACCCCAGTATCGGCCAGATTCGTAACAGAACGGCGCATAGCCTCATTCTTCATCGACGCATCAACCGACTTAGCAACGTAGTTGAACAGGTTTTCAATCGGGTCTTTAATGGTGAGGTCAGAGCCTTTCAGCTTACGGATGGTGCTGCTCTGGTTGGCAATACCGCGTGTTGTCCACGGGCCGTGTGTTTCGCCGTTCTCCGCTTCACGGTAGTAAGGCAGATACCAGGCATCTTCCCATGTCGCCCGACTATCTGGATCAATCAGGCCCATATCCTGCTGTAGGTCGATGATGGACTTGATAAACGCATCATATTTTACCTTTTGATCGGCAAACAGTTGTTCATTCCCACGGTTCAGCGATTTCATGTAGGCAATTTCATCAGCGGTAAAGTTATTCTCTTTGCCCTCGGACATGAGGCGCTCCGAACGGTGGCCAGCAATCCATTTGAGGAAGTTTTCACGGTGGTTGCCAAGTCCGTCCAGAATGCCCATCAAAGAATCAGCCTTACCTGTACCCGGAATGCGCTCAGTAATCCCCTCTTTCTTGTTATAGCGCACCAGACCGTGTTCCAGAACTGCCGCCGTCACCGAACCAGAACCCGCAGACATACGCGCCGCCGTGTAGCCGGAAACCATCGCATCAGATTTACCTGCCGCATCTTCGGCGTATTTTAACGGTGCCAGACCGTCAAAGGTTTTCGTGTTCAGTTTGCGGAAGGTTTCTTGCCACCATTGCTTCAGTTCCGTCCGATCTTTATCGGCTGCCATCTGATAGAAGTCTTTGGCTTTATCAAACCAGCCCTTTTCAACGTTGAAGCCCATTTTACGGCTAGTTTCGGCGTCCATTGCTGGATTGCCAGAGCGTGAGTACAGCGTCTTGTTCTTGCGGATGTCGGCGGAAGAGAGTATATTTCTACTTGATTCTGCGGGGTCGCCCTCCTTGGGCAATTGAAGCCCCTGTGAGTATCGGCGACTGGCAGAGTCTGAACCCTGGTTAGTGCTCTCCCCGGACAATTGGAGTCCGGCTGAATGAGGCTGGTTAGGGTTTTTTTTTGCCCGCCGATACAGCACCAACCCAGCATCCTCCATCCCTTGTACTTTAGACATTCCGCCTACCGTGCCATAAACTGAAGCAATTCTGTTAATTTCCATATTCTGCTTTCTGGCATTCATATGCACCGCCGATACCACCGGATTCCCATTTGCATCTTGCGCCTCAAGTAAAATCACTACCGCATCGTTTTGGGTAGACGAACGGTATACAGCAAGTGGATCGTGCATGAGTTCAGGGAGATTTTCGATCACCGATAAAGGGACATTATGCTTCACCCCATTGGTGGCCTTGCGCACGGTATCACGGTTAATAAACATATCCAGATTAGGCGCACCCAGCGCCCTTAACACTGGCGGTGTTCTGCCTAATCTTACTGACACATCACCAGACTTCAGCGACCGCATAGCCCTGTCCAGATCGGCGCGGTACTGCTCAGCCTCCTGCGGCAATGGCGTTAGCGGATCGACATCATCCGCTTTTGAATACAGCGCATCGGTACGCGAGAAGGTGTTATCGAACTCACGGGTGCCAGGCTGCTCATTGGCATACATCGCCGTTTTCTGGAAGCGGCCGGTGATGGTGCGCAGGATGTTGCGGATCTCCGCTGGCGTAATATCCATAGGGTTAAGCACGCCCGCTTTGCGCAATGCGTTGGTCAGCAGCGTAACGAACCGATCCCAGGCACCGCCCAGCTTCGTTAGCTCGGTACGCTCTGCCATATGCGCCAGAAACTCATTCGCCTGTGTTTCTAACGACTCCTGCCCGTATGACTGTTCGACTTGTCGCCAAACATCCTGAATGGTTTTATTCTGGCTGTCCCGCGTCTGATGTAACACACGCATGATGCGATCGTATTCCACATCGCCAATCACTGATGCCAGCCCGTGATGTGCAATCACTTCATGACGCAGCTTGGCACGCAGTTCACGGGCGTTGGCGATGTTGTCCGCGATGACAATCACACGGCTCAGCTCTGGCTGGTAAATGGCATGAACCGTGCCGAATTCCGCAGGAATGCCGTTAGGCATCATCGCGGCAGCTTCGGCCTGCGTCTGCACCGCTTTCACTTTAATTTTGGCTGCTCCGTTAAGGTGGGAGACAAACCCATCGGCGGCCAACTGTACGCGGTCGCGAAGCATACCTTGCGCCGGACGTTCACCATCCTTGCTAAAGCTGCCGTCATGGATGACATTGCCGCCGCCGATGTCCGTGCCTTTGGAGTACAGAATTCGCGGATCGCTTGAGTCGAAAGTACCCCGATTGCCGACAGCGCTCTTAATTTGCTCTGGACGGAAAGCGACATAGTGATCTGAAGGGGATAGCCCTGAGTTCGGAGCATCATCGATATTCTTAAAAAGGACGCCGTCATGCCCGCTCCTTTTGGCCTTATCGATTATCTTACTTAAATTATCACGGCTTGCGTCATAGGTTCGTCCTTCAAAATCAACCACCATCGGGTTTTTTATTGACAAATAAACAGGGACAACGTTTGGTGACATCCCTCCATTGTAATCCTCACTCTCCAGAGTCCGCTCAAGCGCTTCAGCCTCTTCGTATTTGCCCGCGTCCATAAGGCGCTGAGATCGGTCATAATCGCGAGTGCGTTGGAACTCTGGCGTTTCCTCTGCGTAACTGTTTGCCACGTCTGACGATGTAGTGAAGAAGAATCCTTGCCTTGCGGATTCCCCTCCTGCGCCCCGGTTTGTATTTTGCTCGAATCGTTCAAAATCGCTGCCAGTACCGTGATACACAACCAGCGGCCGACCAGTGGCATCCATCACCTTGCTGTCGCCGAACCAACTCTTGAACGCAGGCGTTTGGGTGACGAGCGAGCCTTGCTGTTCTTGGCGATTCATTTGCCGCGAATAGAACGGACCCGTGTCTTTCTTCTTTGGTAATGCCGCAGTTGCATCCTGCTGGCCTGTTTGACGTATGTGTTTCAGGGCGGCATTCAACCGGGCAAGATCGCCGATACCACCATTGGCAGAGTGATCGCCAGCAAGCTCACGTTTGATGCTCTCAATCTGTTTCGTGCTTGAGTTGATTCGTTTCCCATCTTCGGTTGTCAGATAGGCGGCCCCAGAGACTCCCCGATCGATGGTCACCGTGAGCAACTCACCAGATGGAAGCGTGATAGTGTCCGCCGCGGGTTCCGATGGCTGTGAGTCCTGTCTGGCAACCAAGTGAGCAGCAAAATCATGCTCCGTTTTTGTTACGTTATAGAGATCGCCATCATCAGAAACAATCCGGTACGACGTTTTTGCCTTTCCATTCTCAGACGATCTCTGTGCTGTTTCTGGGCGCCAGCCTCGACCAACCAAGGACTGGACGGCATCAGCCCTCGTCACCGGGCGATCAAATTCAGTGTAATGAACCATTTCTTGCAACGCTTTGTCCGCTTTTCCACGCTGCATAGGAGTCAAATTCTGCGCATCAAGAAACTCATCAGTCGGCGCACGTTTCGCTTCAGCTTCCTTCCTCCGTTTTTCTGCCTGACGGGATTCTGATGCATCATTTTCGCTATGGCGTACCGCCGACTGCACGGCATCTTCATGAGTGAAATGATTACTAACGCGCTGTCCAGAACGGTTCCCGTCCGTCCGGAGAACAGAGAAGCCTTTAACCACGCCCCCAGCACCGTCTGGAACAGCAGTTTCAGCAATTCTGTATCCAGGGAAAGTCTGTGCTGCTGAGATATCTTCCTGTGTTGGCGGCAGTCGTACCGCATAACCGCCGTCCACCTCTTCAACTACGGCTCCCTCCATCTTCGCCCACTTGGATCGCTCGGCTAAATACTCGCTGGGAAATGGACGACCTTTATAATAAAACTTCAATTGTCCTACCGGTTCCCCCCGCGCGTAGGCTTCCGTTTGTGCATCTACGGGCATACCACCGACGCGGTGGCGTTGATCGGGTAATGCAGCCTGATCGTTAACGCCCATAGCATCACTAAATTCCCGCGTCTGCCGCTGAGTACGTGTTTCCCCTTCAGTAAACTGCGGAGGCTGTGCCGTCTGCCCCTCATCAATAGTCGGCGAACCAGAGAAAATAATATTTTTATCTTCAATCGCACTGGTTGGCACCGCCTCGCCGTCATACGTCTGATTAGTACGGCCAACCTCATTCGTAGCCAGAGCGCGTTCGGCGGGGATGAATTCTTGCCCGCGCACCTGCTTCCCTGCATCAAACTGCGGACCAGCACCAGCCTGAATATCATCACCAAATGGCTGCCTGACTTCTCCCGGCATAGCGATCACAGATGTTTGACCTGGCGCGGGAAGGCGTGGACGACGCGCCGCGATAATTCTTTCAGCCTGTTCCAGCGCCTCCAATTCTTGCGGTGAATAGCCCTGATCGCCTTGCTCAATCTGCTGGCGAATGAGTTGCTCTGCGGTAGGCGAATCAGGTTGTTCAGCAAGCGCACGCTGCACATCACTGTCTTCAGCAAATCCCTGAATACGCGGATCCTGCCGGAGGTAAGTTGGCGTATCACGGAACTCATCGATGCGGCCTTGTGGCGTACCAGCAACATTCTCAGGATTGAATTGTGAATTATCTGCACCTTGAGTGACAGATATCACAGGGCCACCATCACGCCACTCACCTGTATAACCCGGAGGGGGAGAATCATCGCCCATTTTTACGACGGGGATAGACGAACCATTACCCTCGGAAGACTGTTTTTCAGTTACATTCCACTCAGGCACATCGACCTGCGTAGATTGCGGTTGCTCACCAGTAAGATCTCCGGGCGTTGGTTCGGGATTAGATTGCTGATCTACCTGTCGCCCACGAACACCACCGACGGCACCAATAGCCCCCCCCATGCCAGCACCGACAACCGTATTATTTACACCAGTTTCCAGCACATCTTTCATCGGGTCGATTTTTTGCCCTGCGGTGTCGATCAGCTGTTCATTCTGAACATAACGTTGCCCTGCTCCCTGAGCAAATTCGGTTGCACCTTCTGACACGGCTCCTATCGTCATACCAGATAGCACCCCAGAAGCAGCGCCCTTACGTGTTAGCAGTTTCAGCAACGTGTGATCGCCCAGTGTTGACGCGGCAATATTGACTGCAAGTAAACGGGGATCTGCGGTTACAGCACTTGCCGCCTGATCAGCTACCTGAGCGCGCGCCAGATCCAACTTTTGACCATCAGATAGGTTCGCGTTGTTGGGGTCGGCATCAATTGAGTTAAACGCTGTTTTAAATGTGGAACTTTCCATCAACTCATTGAATGGAAGGCTATTGATCTGCTCCCGCATGTCGATACCGCCCTGACCCTGTGCGGTTGCGGACATAGCGCCGACGAATGTCGTTTTCCCTGCAACAGCCGCGGCACGCTCTGCGGTTTCTTTCGCAAGCTGACGGGCAGCTTCTTCTGGCATAGTTTTACTAAGGCGATTGAAGACAGTTTGCTCAACCGCCCCTCTGGCAGCTTGGGCAGACATTTTTGATAATAGACCCGACGTCATCATGGTAGCTATGCTAGGAATAGCATTTTGCATCCATGAGCTGGCATTGAATGTCCCTTCACCCGCACTGATACCCGTTATATTCCCGTTGCTGTCCTGATCTAATGTTGCGAAATCCAAAGCTGCCGCTTGTTTTGCACCTTCGGTGCGAGAGTCCAGAATAGATTTAGCGGCGCTTCCTGCCAGATCGCCCGCGCCTTGAATCGCTGCATTTCCTGCCCGAGATAGCGGATTACCTGCATTCTGACGCATAACATCCAGCATGCCGCTATCGATCCCCAATGGATTCGAGCCAGCCCCCTCCGCCGCCTTATCATCCAGAATTTGAGTGCCTGCTTTGAATAACTGCCCAGCATCTGCCACCATGTTAAGAGGCGCAGCCACCAGCGCCTTGAGGTCATCGCTCCAGGTTGATTTGGGTTCAACTACCGGTTTATTCCAGCTTTCTGACGAAAAGAACTGACGGTCGAAATCGGATAGCTCACCTGGCTGCTGAATATTTAGGGCTTGACGGTTGCTGTTCGCCACTTGTTGCTCAGGGCGTTGCTGCTGCGGGTCGTAGGTCATTACGGACTCCAGAATTTAGGGCAAAAAAAAGCCCCGCTTTTTAAGGCGAGGCTTGGTATCTTTGGGGAATTTAGCGCGTTCAGGCTAAAAATAACAGGCAAAAGTTTGTTCTTGAACTACGCTCTTGTTGCTGCTACTTGGCAGACTACACACATTCAAGGAATATAATAATGAAGAAAGCAATTGTTCTGCTTTTTATGATGTTAACTTTAGGTTCATCATTTCAAGCAATGGCGGGATCTGGCCGCTGCCAGCATGATTCAGATACTGCGGCTGACGGTTCGCGCTGTGGTGGGCGCTCTGCCGACTCTCGACCTGGTGGCGGTGGCTATCGTTGATAATTTTAGGCGCACTCGTGCGCCTATTCTTACTCTTGAGTGCTCCGTGCCTTCCGCAACTGGTTAGCTACAGCAGCATCAGCAGACGCCTTCGCCCCTTTCGTATACTGCAAATACTTGGCGTCCAGTTGCTCCGCACTCAATGATGATACAGGCACGCCCATGGCGATAGCTTTCTGAGCAAACGCGACTTTGCTCTGATCGCCAGCCACCCACTGTTGCAACCCTGTACCATCTTGTGCTTTCGGCTGCTGCTGGGGCTGCCCATATGAATCTCTCACCTGCTGTTCCAACTGGTCGTATTGTGAGTTAATCCCCGCGGCAGTCTGCGGATCTTGCGCCATTGGATCAGCCAGAGCCTTCGCTCTCGCCTTGCCAACATCCAGTAAGTCTTTACGCAGCCCTTTCGTTTCTTCCCGCACGGCGGTTTTATCCGGCGGATTAACCATGTCATTGAGGAATTTCGCGCGGCCACCGTAATTTAACTGGCCAACCATCTGACTATAACCCCGAATTTCTTCCATAAGACGAGGCAAAGCGATCGGTGCAATAGTGTCATTAGGATCTGTCGAACCAAAGCGGGTCATGGGTTTATCCGCCACAGAGCCATCCGTGTACGTAACTTTCAGGGTTGGAACTACTCGCTGGCCGTCCTCAGTTAACCCGATATGTCCCAGTTCTTTTGACTTAATCGTCTTACCTGTTTCTGGATCTTTATCACCTATCCCACGCTGGATATGTGTAGATAATACGTTATTCATCAAACTGATAGCCGCCGGATCGTTATAGTCCATATCGCCCTTGAGAACCGCTGGCATGATTCGATTGATCTCCGCCACGCTCTTAATCGCTTTATCGCCGATAAATCGCTTAGGGTGTAATGGATTATCAGGTGATATTTGCTTAATTAATTCAGGATCAACATTCCCAGTCTTATCCAACTGATCTGCAAACATTTTGATAACTGGCATTTCATTTTGAATGCGCTCTTGCCGCTTCTGTTCATTCACCTGAAAATCAAACCGCTGTTGCGCCAAGTTGTTGCTCTGCGCTTGCAGAGCGTATGACCGATCGGCATTTTTAGCATTCAGCGCGTGCGTCAGCCCCCATTGCTCATCTTGCTGTTTATCCCGCCCAACCTGACGCTGATAATCGCGCAATCCGGTTTCTTTACCGTAATCAAACTGTTCCTGGGCCAATCCAAAGCGGCGATCCGAATCCTGTTGTTGCTGTTGTAACTGTAAATCACGTAAGCCCAATTCGCGTTTGCGCGATATCGCCTGATCTGCTGTATTAAACCCAGCCAGGAATCCATCGGCCAGTCCACGCACATCTGCCATAAATCCTCCTTAAAGAAACCGGCTGGCTAAAAGACCAATGGCCGCACCAATACCCATGCCAATCGGACCACCCCATGACCCCGCCGTTGCCCCTGACGCTGCTCCCGCCCCAGCGCCACCTGCTGCCGCGGCTGTTCCCGCACCTGCCGCTGCCCCGGCACCTGCCGCAGTTCCTGCTGCGGCCGCCGCCCCATACCCAGCCCCCACAGCCGCACCAGTACCAGCCCCCACGCCAACCATCTGCATCTGTCCTTGTTTCTGCATATTTTTTAGCTGCTCGTTTGCAGATTCGCGCTGTTGCTCCAACTCGGCCGATTGCTGCATGCCCTGAAGCGCTTGCTGCCGTGTCTGCGACGCAATATCCAGTAATCCGTATCCCATTATGTTGTACTCCCGCCAATATTAAGAAGACCGCGAAGTGATGTGGAACCACCCGTTAGAATGCCCATTTGCCGATCTGTTTCAGCCTCGCGTATGCCATTTTTTGAGCCCGCCATCGCCAATGCGGATTTCAACCCCAAGCTGTTATCGCCCGCATTGCTTTGTACAGACGCACCATAGCGAGCTTGTTGATTGGCTTGACCTAGCGTTGCACTTTGAAGTGCCTGCTGCTGTGTCGCGTCAGCACGTGCGAGTTGGTTGTTCATTAACTGCCCACTGGTTGAAAGCTCCATCAGGCCTTGTAATTTTGGGTAATATCGCTGTTGCCAATCCGCGTATTGCTGCCGAGTGATATCCGCAAAAGTGTCTGATGCGTACCCCATAATTTACCCCCTGTTTAACCAACTACTGTGCGTTGTTCCGCCAAACGGCGTGCTGGATATACCAAACCCACCATCGGATTTGGATCCTGAGAATGCCCTAGGCGCTGACTGATTTTTGGCATCTGATAACCCATACGTCCGCACGGCGGCACCACCCAGTACGCCAACTAATCCCTGAGCGCCTTGAACTTTCGCTAACGAATTTTCTGCGTCAGAAACCGCTTTCTGTTGCGATGCGGATGCAATGCTCTGATATCCTTGCAGCGCCTCTGCTTTTTGCCCCGCCCCCAGCGCTTGAACATCTTGCAGTCCCGCAACATACTTATTCTGCTGATCTGTTTGGGCGCGATTTGTTGAATCAATTGTCCCCGCCACCTGACCAGTCGCTACATCTTTCAGGGTTGATTGAAATTTACCGCTGCTGGGATCAACGCCTGACGACGTCAAACCATCGGCCGCCTGCCGTCGAGCCTGTCTGAACTGCTGCTGATATCCCAAATTTACATCACCAGCAATGCCGTCGTATTTCTGCTGCTCGTTAAGCCCCTCAACCTTATCCATAAATAGGTTTTCATAGGGTTTCAACTCATTCTGGTAGAGGTTCCATTGTTGCCGCGCTACATCCGCAGCAGCATGCTGCTGGGATGTTTCTTTGATCTCGTTACTACCTTTACTTCCGCCCATGATTCACCTCTTTTCATAGTGGGATTTTGAATGTCATGAATCCCTCTTCGTCGTGTAATCGCTCAAACCCTAATTTTTCAGCAATCCGAATAAAGCCCTTTCTCGCAGTATTGAATTCAATCCAGCGCCCCCCAATCATTCTAGCCAGCGTCCTTACCTCATCCAGATGACGCGCGATGCCATCCTGCTCCGCACTGACCGCCAGCCAGACAAAAACATAAGGAATGCCATTACGTGATTTTGGCACCAATACGATTCGGCCATTTTCCGTACCAAAGCAAAACGCCTGCTTTTTACGGCAGGCGTTTTGAATATTGGCGATTAAATTAGGTTCTCGGCTGTCTATGGCAACACGTTTTATTAACTCATCCATCGGCTACTTTTTGCACGAATTAAAAGTTATATTCTTTTCTGGAATCCACCCATTATCGCGAGCTGACTTCAGAAGATAATACTTCTCATTATTAATTAATTTTGATTCTGTCACGTAGCCTCGCTCGGAGTTCAGTTCTGATCCTTTATAGTAAATAACCTTACACCCATCTTGCTGCTCGTCTTTAGTTGAGCATCCAAAAATAAAAGATGAACATAAAACAACCATCATGATTTTTTTCATATATCCCTCAATCAACCTTGATTATCATTAACGAAAAATTGTTTTGCTCGTAGCTGCCCGATCCGGCCGAAGAATTTGACTCTTCGAAAAGGTATTTTGCATATATTTTATTGCCAATGAATTTTATTACCTGGTGAAAATCCCAACGATCACCCGGTGCCCAACTTGCAGAGTGAGCCTCTCCGACCACTGCAACGGCAACTTTACTTGAATACTCACCAACAAGTACAGGGGCTGTGATAGGGTTTGGGATCGTTGCTGGAATACTATAACCTAACGTGTCGCTTCGTAACTCAACCACACGTAAATAACTATTATTCGTTGAGTAAACTGGTTCACCTTGTGCATTAAATATCGCCAGCCCTGCATCAGGTTCTAAAGGTGGATCCGCTGCGTCAAAAATATAAAAATCCATTGGCGGCGGCGCGCCCCACAGATAGTTATTAATCCGCAATATACCATTGCTAATTCTGTACTCTGGAGCATAATAACCGTTATCACTGCTTGGATCACTGTCGCCATTTTGAAAGCTGGGGCGGAATGCAACCAATGCATTATCACTATAGTATCGGTCATTAAATTCAGTCCAATTGATATTGGCCGGAATAGTTACTTTCTTAACCAATGATAGATTCTTAAAATTATCATCGATCTGGATCCGTCCATTGTCGCCCTCAACAAAAAAATAATTATCCATCACGTACATAATCCATAACAGACAACAACAGGTTTCACAATGTGATCCCAATAAATTGTTTTGCCGTTTACCCATACACCGAAATGATATTTTCGCCCATTTGATACGGCCTCTCTTTCACCCTTGGCGATAAACGCAAATATCTTTCCGTAGGGAATATCCAGCGATTTAGAACCAGTAGTTGTTGATATTTCAAAAGAGCCAAGTAGCGTGGCAAAACCATGGTTAGTATCATGGATGAGATTGCCACCCTTATCAAAAACCTGTAACCCTACCGGCATCACCAAATCCCCAATTTTACTCTCAAACGTGCATTTTCATCAAACACCTGAAAAAGTCCATTTTTGAATATTAGCTTTTTACCATTCAGTAATGACGTTATTTCTATTTCACCTGACGCCGATATTTTCACCAACTGTCCGAATGTCGCATTACCCAATGCGTCCACAGTGAACCCGCCGCTTTCAATACGTGCAGTTTTTATATACGGCGAAACAATCTCAATCCCTGCCTTTACACTGTCAGCGATAATGGTTTGCGCAGCCAATATTTTGATCACCGCCTCTTTTGCAACCAACTCATCGATTACCACTTTGCCGTTGGATACCGCAAACGGGATCGCATAAGTGGTTTTATCATTCGGGTTGTTGGGGTCGTAAATAAAGAATTGATTAGCGGCTACAGCCACCTGGCTAATAGTGTTACCGCTGCTGTCTTTGGATGCAACGATACCAATCCCGGTCGTAATATTCCCTGCCTGCGCCTTAACCGTCCACATGGATTTTACGCCGTCCAATGCCACGATTGCCTGTGCATTGGTTTGTACTGCTGCAATATTTTTATCCAGATTAGCGCTAACGGTATCAACACGCTTTCCTATCGCTATATCAGCCGCCGTGCGTGATTCAGACTCTTGCTGCACTTTTGCACTTAGTGACGAATCAGCATTTTTATAACCGCTTTCCACCTGAGAAACTTGCTGGCTCAGCGCCTGAGTTTTATCGACTATCGTTTTATCCAGAGCGGTAATATTCGCGGTCAACGTCTGATCTGATTTTTTATATGCCGCATCAATCGAGCTAATACGCTCTGATAGTGCTTGATCGGCGCTAGCCATTGATTTATTGAGTTCGCTGATGCTGGTATTAAGTGCCTGATCTGCTTTTTTATATTCGGCAGACAGGCTGTCAACCGATCTGGATATTGCGCTATCGCCCTCCACTCTCGCCTGCTCTTCACTCTTGATAGTTGAAGACAGTCTATCAGTAACAGCTTTGGCTCTCACTTCAGCGTCAATGACCGCTTTATTTAACTCCGTCTTTGCATCGCCAATTTTTTTATCCGTTTGCTTAATTGAGTCCTGCAAATCCTCATTTAATTCTTTTATTAATGGGGACGCATTCAATTGCTCCTTAATCACCTCAATGATGGCGGCCGGATCGGGATGTGTTTGTGCAAAGGTGCCTTTTGAGTCATTAAACGGCCCCGGTTCACCCAATGCATTAACATGTCGTATCCAGTAGTACCCTTTCCAGTCTGGATCGACGGGGTCACCATAAACCCCAGCAGCAGAGCTGGCGATTAGCACTGCATTTGCCAGATTATCTTCAGAAGAACGATAGATTTCCGTCAGCGAGCGACCGCGATAATTGGGCATATCCCATTCAAGCAACACGTAAGCAAAGCCACCTGTCGCTTTGAAATTGGTGGGTTTGGTTGGTTTCTGTACACCACCAGAATTAGAACCGCCAGAACCATTACCCGGCGTCAGCGTAACCTTTCCTCCCCCTAGCTGACGCAAGTTAGCCAGACCAAGAGTCGCCAAATCGCCATACGTCACAGCACGATTTCTACCATCACCACGTTGGCCAGTGAGTGTTTCAACGTTCTCTAATACTGCCGCCTGATCTTTACCCGCTCTAAACTTTGCGGTCATGCTGTCATTTCCTGCATCGATGTAGCTAACGTAATCCGATCTACCTGCATGCTGCCGTAGACTTCAATCTGCCAGCGTTTGCCACGAATAGCAGGCAGCTTAATGAGTGGCTCTCGCAGGCTGCCTGGTGGCAAATGCAACGCTGAGCGACCATCAACGTGCAGAATGACGCCGACGTGCGCTAACGCATTACTCATGACTCGTAGGCAGGAAAATGCCGTATTCGTTGGTGCCAGATATTGCTTTGAACGCCAGCGCATATTCAGGTTGAAAGCGCCATCATTAAACGTATGTAGCTGTCGCCCCTTCACGATGTAGAGCGTGTCGCCAGCCGGATCGTTATAAGCGGTATCAAACGACGCCGTGATGTAACGAATATCCATGCTGGCAGGATCGAAAATAAACCCAGCAACGCCGTTATCTGTGTCATACAGCGCCAGATATTCATTTTCTACGCGCCAGGCTCTGAGAGTCGTTGGATTAAAGTCTTTTCGCCACTGCTTTGCCTCAATGATATTTGCCGTGGCGAGCGTCGCCGCACCGTCGGCACTGATTGAAACAAGGCCATTTGGCGAGGCGTATAAAGCGAAACCATCCATCGTTACCATTGAGTGACGGGAGACGCAGGACAGTGCAACCAAGGAATGTGTTGACGTGATATTCGAGGGAGTGATGCCTGAAAAAATATAGGGGATACCTTTCGTGCCAACGATCAGCGTTGTTCCTACTGGCGCGATCGCCACAACATCATCCTGCGTGGTCTGCTTGTTACTGTCTTTCCATGCGTAAGGCAAATAGGCTTCACTGAACATCACCTGATTGCCTTTAAATCCAGCAGCTATACCGTTAGACATCATGCACAAACCGATCATGCCATCCGGCGGCATGTAATAATCGTAAGTCTCCAGTGAGGCGCTAAGTTGAGCATTTGAAAGGTCATCAACAAATACACCGACGGCAATATCCAGTTCGGCCACCAATAAGAAATCCGCTGCCTGACTGCTGGTCGCTGAGCGATAGATGCGACGTTTAGTGACGTTATTGTTCTGCTGGCCGGGTGGCTGTAGTTGCAGTGTCACCGAACTGCCGGAGTAGGCGATAGTTAGCTCGTCTGAAGCTGGCCCCGGTGGCCCCTCTTCGCCGTATGCGGTAACGTAAGTTTCAGTGTAAAAACGCGTCTCATCATCCGTTGGATCATCCTCTTCCACGTCAGCCGGCGGCGTGATTGTGCCAATGACGATCGGGTTGGCAGGCACCGGTACACCAAGACGGAAAAATGCCGAGGGATAATTGCCGTTACCGCCTGTCGCAATCTGCGCAGAGGTGACCTTTGGAAATTCATCGTCGGTATAATAGACGCGCCCATAGTCATCATTGGCGACAGGGCTACGGATCGCATCAACAATCTTGTTCCAGGTAAACCAAAAATTATCCCGATAGTGGAATATCGTTCTTGGTTTGACGGTAAAGGTCTTTCCCTGATCGGTATCATCCAGCATCGGTGTGATAACGCCATGCCGAAAGTGACAGCTCTCTGCCACCGTCGCATTAGATTCAGGCAAGAGATGTTCAACAATGCGTGGCATCATTCCTCGCATTGTGGTGATGTCGATGGTCGCCATGAGTATCCTGAGACAGAAAACAAAAAAGCCCCGCTTTTTAAGGCGAGGCTTGGTATCTTTGGGGAATTTAGCGCGTATGGTTCTTCATAACAAGATCTAATAGGTAATAGACAAATTCACCACTTCTGTGCCTAGCCGCTCGCGAATCTTATTCTCCAAGTTATCTACTTGTCTCTTAATCGTTTTCTCACGCATTTTATTCGGTAAAAATTTTGTCCACCAACTCTCACCAATATCATCAAGATATGCCCATTCAGTAATACAGACATCAACGATCCTAACTAGGTGACTATTAGTGCCAGCCGGGACGTGACAGCGCCATGGCATTTCATTGATCACGACAGAATCATCACATTCAATAATCAGCATTGCACCGTATCCACCAAACATTTGCTCCACATTTGTTCTGCGAGGTTTATCAGTATTAAAGCAATTCAATCCCTGATCCCCATCAACTGTAGAGCAGCGATATACACCTGATTTAACTATCGACAACAAAGACGATGGTGAGGTCACATGATAAAGCTTCATACATAATCCTTTATGTTTGCCGGAAAACATTTAACGACTTAAGTTATCGGGGATAATTATAATAAGAAACGCTGTTACAATAAACGTTGCTATGCATGACAGTGGGTTTCGGCTCTTCTCGCTCAGGCATGTTCACACGAACCTGAATGAATAACCCACGTGGAATATCGATAGGATCACCGTTTTTATAACCGTCAATTTCATTTCGTGCGAATGAAATTGCATAGGGGTGCGGTCGATGATACGTGCGGACGATTACAGAGCCATCTGATTCAACGCTAAAATCGTTCCACGTCAGTTCCAGCCCATTGCGGCAACGCGGATTACTTACACCGCCGTCGATACCGTTCCACGCTGCATCAGAGTGCATACCGTGACACCCGGTGATTTTGTAAACTCCCTCACTCAGTCTTTCAACATTAACGCCCGCGGCCTCGTCTGTAGTAGTGAATGAACCGTCAGAGTAAATATTAACAACTGGCGATGCTGTTTTGTAGAAACCGCCAGAATCCGTAACGTATTGATTTGAAAGTAATACGTTTAGCCAGCCCAACTGGTTTGCATTTCTGCGAACATTTACTTGCGCCCTGACTTGCCCAATAGACTGGGCTGCAAGTATTGCCAGCGATGCGCCGGCATTGTGATCATAGGCCCAGTGCTGGCCGCACCACGCCACGTCTGTTGTTGGGTAACCTACCCCGCCCTGTGGCGACTTAAATGTGCGCGTTATTCCTGATGTCGTTATGTCTGTGTATGCCGGTACAGTTGCTTGAGATATTCCCAACCCCATCCCAAACGCACCGTTCAATAGAACGCTGTTCGGGGTAGTATCCATTGTGTTGCTTTGCTTAACAGTGTTGCCAGAATGCAGTATATTTACAGGTGGCAACCACCCAGTCGGGAGCTGTTTTCGCAGTACAAAGCCGGTGTAGTCACTAGACGTCATCCCTCTGTCTTCTAGAATGAAGCCGTAGTTAATGCCGTCCCCCGAGCCTGAACGATGCTTCACACTTAGATACGTGTGCCAACTTCCTGCGTCGTCTGATATAGACGCAGAGCCTGCTGAATTATTACCGTAGCCAGCTACTGACGCCAGAAAAGCGGCAATGGTTGACGGGGCTTGCGTATTTGGCCCGTTCGCAAATGCTCCTGTGTTTGTACCCGAACCCCCGTTGTTAGTGGAAATTGGCAATGTTAAATTGTTGCCCGCCCATAATGGTTGCCACCCACTGTCTGTGTTAGAGCCAATCACAATGAAATACAGCCCCTGAGATGGAACAGTACTTATTGCGATGACGCAGCATGTATTACTGTCCCAGCGCATAATATTGAATAGCCAGGCGGCGGAGGTGGGTGCTCTGACAGTGTTTATCGTGCAGCGAGCAAATCCGGTTTGCATTCCTCTGAGTTGAACAACAACATCAGATGTTGATAAAAACGACGCAGCAGAACCGAGACCAAACGGTCCCGCGCCGTTGCTTGCTATTTTCAAGACACGTCCGGCAGTCGAGTCAGTGGGCGATGCTTGCGCATCATTTGTTGCCGCATCTTTTAAACCTAGGTTTGCGCGAAAAGCAGCAGAATCCGTAATATCACCACCATTCGCTGATTTCTTCATTGCATCAGTAAGCGTGTTTTGGGCGTTTCTGGCCGCCGTCTCAGCAGCATTCTTAGCGAGAGTAGAGGCATTTGCCGAGGCTGTTGCTGATGTGCTGGCTTGCTGGGCTTGAGCTACCGCCGCACTGAGGCTTTGGGCATACTGAGCCGCCTGATTTCTGGCAGTAGTCGCATCACGTGCCGCAGTCGTCGCGTTGTTACTCAGCGTCTGCATCGTAGCCAGCTTCGCGGCAACGTCGGTTTGGATTTCGCGGAAATAGACAATAACAGCTGGCGTAACAGCCTGCTCCATCGTTGCCAGCTTTAATAATTCGTTGATCGTCGTTGGCGTAGACTTCTCATTAATAGAAACGGAGCCATAAATAGAGTTGTAACCATCGCTTTGAATAGCAATAGAATAAACACAGTGCTCCAACGGAATAGCGTATTCACCGTTATCGTTAGTCACTGTCGACGCAGAGAAGCCATTTAGCACAGAATCGCTCGTCGTTAATGCAGTAAAGGTGATCTCAGCGCCTGCTACAGGAATACCAGCAGGATTAAGCAATGCTCCGCTAATCAATACACTCACGTTACTACTCCTCGCTGAGATTGGGGCTGTACCTTCTGTGCAACTGCCTGCTCAACTTGTGACTTGACACCCAGTAGATCGACAAAGGTTTGATAATGCTGGGATGATAGTTGTGCATTGGCGCCATTTTCTGCATCTTTTCCAAATGCGCGAAACAGCATCCATTCCAGCACAGGGTTGAGATACAGATCGTCAAGAGGGAAGCGGCGATTGACCGTGGGCTTTAGGTCATCAATGGCAGCGGCTGGCGGTAAGCGAGATACTGAAATTTCCAGTTCAGTACCCGCTTTCGCACCAGGGAATACAAGAAAAGTTTTCGGTGTTTGTTCATCATAGCAATAGCGTTCTACTGACCCAGTCATGACATGCCAGTTAGGAAACTGATAATCCAGCAAGTCTCGACGAATCGGCTGAACCGCCCTCCCACCAACAACCCGAATGACCTCCAACAATCTTAATGCGCCATCTGGTAGAGTCTGACGCGCACCGACAGCACAAGAAAGTGTTTCGCGGGAAGAGCCAGCATCAGGACGAATAATAATGATGGCGTTAACAGCATCATTAAAATAATCCAATAACTCAGACTTTGACCAGCGCAGCCAGTGTGTATCCACCAGCTGCGCATTGGCACGCCCAATCACATCATTGATTGTAATCATCAGTAAAACTCGTGCGTGATAACAGGACGAGGAACCCAGGTTGTACCTGGCCGATCGAGTGCCTCACGGTAGGCGCGCCGGTAACCTTCAATGAACGTTTGCTTGAAATATTTAGCACGATCTGCATCACTCCATTCCTGAGCATGCATCAGGTAAAGACTTTCTAGTGCACCATGGGCGAGTACTTCCGCCCAGTCATTGAAAAGCACATCCTGAATTTCCGTTGCGTCTCGCATTGGTGCGGAAGCAAAGAATGCGACGACTTTTTTATAGTCACCGGAAAATTTCACCGTTCCCGCCGACGATACGGTGAAGTGCTTTCCTGCTCGCAGCATTCTGGCTGGTGCACTAGCGTTACTTTGTTGATCCGAGTAATCGAGCACCTGAAATAGTTTCACCGCACGCTGTGCTTGTCCACCTGTTAGGGCATAAACCTCCCCCGCTTTCACATCATCAATCTCTTGCGTATCACGGCAAAAAAGGGATTCACGACAGAACGTAATGGCCGCCTCGATCAACGATTCCCAGATCTGCAAATCCAACGGACCATTAATGTAACGTCTAACAATAGGAATGAAATCATCCGGTGTAGCCATGATTACTCCTCCGCTTTAGCCTTGATAGCTTCACGAACCCGTGCGCGGAAATCGTCAACTTTTTCCTGAGCGCCTTGTCTCAAATCCGCCAGGTCTTCCGCTTCAACCAGCGTCGCCAGTTGGACTGAGGTTAGTTTTGCCAAATCAACATCATCATTACCGATTTTGACCACCCAGCTATTCGCCGCGGCTTCAGCCTGCTGACGTGCCAACTCTTTTGCTGCCAACTGGGCTTTTAATTCTTCGTCTTCCGCAGACTGTGCCAATACCGATTTTACCTGGTCTTCACGCACCCATACGGTAGGGAATTCCAGTAACTGGTGAGCAATGCCACTTTCAACGCCGACAGGCTTAAGGCGAGGAAAGATCAGGCGACTACCTGTTACGGTATCGCGCTTCTTGTCTTTATCACCGATGTATACAACAGAAATCTCTGCCATTTTTTAATCCTTATAAAAAAGCCCACCGAAGTGGGCTGGATGATGTTGGAAGCAGCTTAGTAGCCTACCGCAACATATTTCACATTAACGAACAGACGACCCGTTGCGGCACCGCCCGCAATCGTGGCGGTAATTTTTTCACCGCTGGCCGCCGTGCTATACGGCACAATAGGCACGGACTTCGCAACGGCAGTCGCGTGACTAGCTGCCGCAATAAGAGTCTGGTTACCGCTCTTGATCGCCACGGTGGTATTCGCACCCAACGCATCGCTTACAATATCAATGGAACAGATACGCATACCGATCGGCATTTCCAGCAGTTCAACAACATCGCCGACAGCAGCGGCAGCCAGCACAATCTGGCTCTCTGCCAAAGACAAATTGCCCTGTGGCCCTTGATACACCGCATCACGCATAGAGGGCGCTTGAATCGTTGCCATAATATTTTCTCCTGATAAAACAAATAAGTAGGCCGAAGCCTGCTGTTATGAGAGGAATTGGGGGAGTGATTAGCGCCCTGTGGAAATTGCGGAATCCACCACGATAATGCCGTGATCACTCACGCGGCCGTCTTTCTGCTGGAAGCGGATCTTTTTCAGGCCGTTGATCCAGCGAACGGAAATTTCAGTACCGTTACCGTGATCCACTTTCTCTTCGTGGTAACCAAAGTGGCCGCCACCTTCGCCCGTACCGTAAGCGTTCGCCAGCGCCTGACCGCCCAGTAAGATGGCACGGTCAATAGTGGTTTTTGCTTCCTTCTGCGCTACCGTCGCAGCCAGATCGTTATTGGAAACCGCGACTTGAGAACTGGTATTGAAGCGGATTGGCATTCCGGTGTATTTGCGCACCAGGATGTTGCGCCACATCGCACACTCACCTTTAAACAGCGGGTGATCAAAACCTTTAGAGCGCTGAATAACGCGTGACAGCATCGCTTGCCAGTCTTTACCCGACGTGGAGGTATACCAATCATTCCACTGGCGCGGCGTCACGTTCAGGACATAATACGGATCGTCATTCGCCATTTCGTCTTTCGACATTTTGACGGGCTGGAGCGGGTGCGCCATTTCATCGATAAACAGAGATAAATCATCGACAACGCCAAGCGTAAACAGATCCGCAGCATCCAGACCTTCAAAACTGGTCGCATCACCTGCATAAAAGTGACGGTCGTAGGTCGGCGGTAGCACATCGTTGATCATAATTTTGCCGAACTCGCCATGACCGGCCAGCGGCAGGATGGTGTCATCAGCGATGAAATCACCGCGTGCGCCCGCCAGATGCACCGTCGCGCACTGATCTTGCAGATCATTAAAGTACGTCCCCAGCAAAGTGCGCGCGGTTTTGTTCAGATTGTGCTTATAGCGCTGCTCTGACATTTTCCCACCCGCATCAACCACATGGCGCCCCTGGTTGATTTTGAGCGAAAAGTCAGCGAAGGCGAGATTTTCACCGCGCCCTTCCAGCTTCGCATCGCCCATCGTCGGACGCTTGCTGAGTTTGTGGACGATCTGCATATCCACTTCATCGCCTTTAGACTTTTGCAGATCGGTGATACGTACAACGGGCGCAGTGAAACTGGTTTGCTTCACCCCTTTTTTATCTGGCGTGACCGCCTTTGGTGCTTCCTGCTGTTCCGTCATGATGTTAACGAACGAGCGGTTGCGGTTGGCTGCGGTGAACAGCGCAACCTGCATCAACTTATTCGCCTGGGCGGAGGTAATCGTAGTCATAGTGGTTCCCTAAAAATGAAAAACCCGCACGCGGCGGGTTGGATGATATGAGTGTTTAACGTCAGATGGCCTGTTCTAGCAGCGCTTCAATCTGCGCATCGGTCATGCCAGCAAACATCGCCTGCAATTGGTCAGGATCGGCATTAGCCGCCTGTTCCAGCGGCGATGCAGTATGTTGCGTCGTTGAACCAACATCTGACGGTGACGCAGGCAAGTGTGACGAGGCATTCGCTTTCGCCAGCAGGTCTGCTGCTTTTTGCTGAAGTGCTTCAGTGGTCGGTTGCTGCTGTGCGGCTTGCGTAGCCTGTTGAGGTGCACTCTCCACAGGCTCACCATAAGCAGCGCGGGTTCGCTTCTCGACTTCACTGAATCTTTCAGCTAACGGTTTGTCTTTCCATGCGGGATCAAGTTTGAGTGTTTCATCGATATGTACCGCCAGTGTAAAACGGTCAGGATCGCTGCTTTGCCAGTTCTTCAGTTCAGCCGTAGCATCCAGCGCCGCCATCACAGGGTTGTCATTAACAGGTTGAGAAACTGCTGATGCAGGCTGTGCAGATTGCAGGTATTCCACTTTCTGTGTTAACGCATCAAGCACATTCGCCACTTCAGGGAAACTCTCACGGACTGTAGCAATCTGCTCTGGCGTGATCTTAGCTTTTTCCGGCAACTGCGCAGGCTGTAAACCAGCGTCATTAATCTGGCGCGTGAAGACTTCCAACTGTCGCCGAGCTTCAACCAATTCCGTAGACGTTCGCTGATTCGCTTCAGACAGGCGACGTTTTTCAGCACGTTCTGCTTCCAGCACATCATAAGGAATGGTGTGTTTACCATCGCGGCTGAGAATGCTTTTCGCGGAATCATTACCCTTATCATCGGAGGCTGGCTGTTGAGTCGTGGTCGTCTGTGATTGTGCAGCTACGCCCGGCGTCAGCGTGGTGGTATCGCCCTTATTTTCCTGCTGCTCATTCAGATTATCGGCGGTTGTTTGCCCGGAAGTGATTACCGCGCCCGTCGCCTCATCAGAAATATCGACATCGCCCAAGCCACTCAGCAATAATTCCAGCTCTTCCGCTGTTTCTTCACCGGTTAAATTATCAATATCAACACTCACGTCATTACTCCTGCATGTCTATTTGTCGGATAGATCCGAAAGGGAAAAGGCGTATCGCTGCCCATGCGAATAAGCGCTCTATTGCTAAAGTGCTTATCGGCACAAACAAAAAAGCCACCCGAAGGTGGCCGATACCAAATTTGTGGTATAAAAAAACCGGAGCAGCTTTTTTAAGGCATACTCCGGTATCTTTCGCGAATTTAGCGCGTATCTTTGTAGAAGGCAATAACTACCTGTAAGTCGCAGCACTTCTATAAATCCTTGCCAGCCCCAGATGATTCAAGCCAAGAAAGGTTTCAATGTCATATTGGGAAAATTTGCTTCTCGGCCCACAAACTACTTCTACGATAGACTCACCCTTAAATTCAAACTCAAAATACGATGTTAAAAAGCCATTCGATATACGATAGTGCATATCTCCAATTGGGTTAAAAATTTTAGTACTATTATCTTTTTTATCACTCAAAACCAAAGGGGAATATATAATCCTTTTTTCTTGTTCTTCAATAAAAGCAGGATTTTTTACTACAGGAGATAGATACGAAAGTCGATTCCCTAAATCCATCAACGTTTCTGGAGAAAGGTTTTCTTTCTCTGGTAAAAGTTTAACTCCACTTTCCTTTAATAGATTAACTAACATGTTAGATAATTCATTGCCACTCATGTACATCACATCGTTTAATTTTATACTAAACTTAGGATCTGGGTGATTGAACGCCATCCCTGATTCCAGATCTAATGACTCCTCATCAAACCCAACTGCAATACCTTCACCATTCTGAGCGTAGGCTCTCCACTGACTTAAAATATCAGGTTTCTTTGAGAAGCATGTTATATATTTTATATTATTATTTATATTGAACTGTCGAAGTATTCCTTCTCTCATAGCCTTGTTATCAGAGGTTAGATTTAAAGATAATACGTTTCCCAAAGCCTTTGATAACCAAGCACCTTCAGAAAAATCATTCATATTATTAGTAGCACTTAACCATAATTTTTTATTTTTAGCGATACTAAGAAATGCATCAGGGCTACAATAATGGTAAATTATACCCATAGAAACCTCCTTATTTATTAGACCACTTTAGTCTATCGGGATCGAATCAATTTGTCCCTGAATACTCTGCATCATCTGCGCATTCAGCGCCTCAACCTCCCGCGTCGTGTTCTCCATATCCTGAAGTATGCGACCGGTTTCTGCCTGCGTTTTTGCATCATCAAAGCGTTGGCTGTTCGTTAAGGTTTGCTCACGCTGAGCCGCTGCCGCAATACGCTGTGCTTCGGCTTCCAGTTTCGCAACTTTCCCAGCAATTTCACGCATTGCCAGTTCTTGTTGTTGCGCCTGCAACTGCTGTTGCTGCTGAGCCACCTGCTGCTCTTCTGGCGTCATTTCATCCGGTGCCTTAGGCGTTCCCAGCGCACTGCGGATACGTTCGATAAACTCTGCCTTCTTCGGCACATCCAGCAACTCGACCCACATATCCAATACCGTGGCCTGCACTTGCGGTGGCAATCCGGTAATGACCTGCGACATACGCTCGGCCAACTGCGATTTATAAGCTGGTGTCTGCTGGATCGGCGCAAGTGCAATGTGCGCCCTCAGGCGGGAAATATCGTTAGTCATCCCGTCACCGGACTCTTCATTGATAGTGACCGATTTACGACGACGTGGATCGTCACGGTTCACCACAATAGAGTAATTGCGCCGACGGGTTAGGTCTTCCAGTAAATATGACAGCAGCAATTGTCCGACTTGCTGACAAGCAAACTGATAGTTATCGTTAATTTCCGCCAGCGTCGTGGCACCCTGCTCGACCAGATTGCTGATCGCCACGCCGGAAGCTGCGCTGGAATCCTGCCCCAGAAAGGCCGAATACACGCCCATACCATCCTGAATCAGCTTCATACTCTCCTGCATGACCTGAAACTGCTGCTGCGCCACCTGAAAATCCTGCTGGATGTTCAGCGCATCGGCGGCGGTGGTTTTATTACGGCGGTCAGGGTTAAGTGTAATCACGCCATCCGGGCGTTCAGCCTCTTCGACAAGCTGTTTGTCCGACATGTTAACCGCGTCGGCATCTTTGATGATCCGCTTGGCCTGTAGCAACCAGGTTAGTTTGATACGGCGGAAATTCACTTCATCCTGAGCGGGGATCGCTCGGCAAGCTAAGCCGTACGGTGCGCCTGTTTTGTCTTTGCGATACCCCCAGAACGGTACTAGCGGGAACATGCCCTGCGGCGCTGAGCATGGACGGTCACCAAGAAAGTGCGGTCCGACAAACCACGCCTCACGGATCCGACTGACGCGAGACATCACCACCGACACGCGCCCCGTCGCCAGCGCCACGGCGTGCATTACGTTGTTTTTATCGAACTGGATAACACGGCCATTAGACAGTTCAAGAACCGGCACCCGCTGGTACGTGCGATAGTAGATCACCTGCAACATGACGCGCTTACGGTTGGCAGATACCCATTCCGTATCCTTGCGGCTCCACTGCTGATACTCATCATAGGCACTGATTAAGGCAGACTCCTGCCCCTCGGCAATATCGGTGTCCACAAACCCGCGCCATTCATTGATCGAGTAGTCGATAACCTGCGCCATGTTGGGAAAAGTGGCTTTCACCTCATCCACGTCCAGCCAGCGCTTACGCATCAACCAGCGGCAATCGCTCAAATCTGACTCGCGACTGTGCCAGTCCCAGAACACTTCATTACGGTGAACGGTCCCGACCTTGTAGCGTGAACCAAACAGATCGCTGTTACGGCGCACCTCAACCCATGACAACCCCGCTTTGATCTGCTCAGCGTAAGCATCAGAACGCGCCTTATTGATGTTGGACAAGCGGCAAACGTCAGCAAACTCCGCATTGACTGCATCAGCCAGTTGCTCCATTTCCTCATCAGGATCGTCAGCGATAACCATCAGGTCGGTACGAGTCTTGGCTTCCATGCCCAATACACCATCGATGGTTGGCGCAATCAGGTTATGCATCGTCAGCGGTTGGCCGCGTTCACGCAGTTTCGCTACCAGTTCAGGCGCAAGCTGATCGCCGTCGTAATACGCACAGGCGGTATTTGCCGTGGTGCGCCAGTCTGGCTGCGCGTCAATATCCGATGAAAGATCCAGTAGTTGCCGCTGTGTAAAGCGGTCGCGGTTGTCCTGCTGGCGAGTGTCCTGCTGCTGTGGCTGTGCCTCAGCTTCAATAGCGGCTGTGTTCATCAATGTGACATCCAGTGAGTGGGTTTAGAACGGTTGATAGGTTTCAGTTTCGGTCTGGCTGGCATGCGGGCACGCATTTCCTGCGCAATGGCATAGCTCATCACCTGGTCATCGAAACAACCGGTTTGTGCGCCCATGCTGCCTTTGGCGTCATAGACATAGGTATTGAGTTCGTTGATGGTGCCGACCCAGCGAATGCCGCTGGCCTTTTCACGCAGTAACGTTTTCAGCCCTTCCGTTACCACAGGCTTGCTCTGCTTGGTCGTCAGCCAGCCCAGCTTCGGTGTCTCATCGTCGTTATCGCGATCAAGGTGCTGCTCGGCGTAAATAGCACGAACGGGGTAAATATCACGCAGTTTCTGTAATACTGCATGGCCGTGGTTGTTTCGTTCCGGCCCGATGTAAGCGGTGTTGTACCACTTGCCGATGTGCGCCAGCAGTTGTGCGAACAATTCCGCATCCAGATGACCGAACCAGTGCGCCACCTGTTCGCCTGTCGATTTCTTCACAACATCAAAAGATGAACGGTCACCATTTTCTAGACCTTCCGCCACGTCAGCGCCGATAGCATAATCCTCGTCGGGATCTGGCAATTCCCAGACCAGCAGATGATTTTGTAACGTGCGCTGAAGCTCCTCTTTATCGCCGCCGCGCAACGCCTGCACCTTTGTGCGCTTACCGGCTTCAGGTTCTACGTCATACACAATCAGCGGCGGGGTGCAGCGCCCTTCGGCATGCATCACATTGATCGCGGCAAATACACGGCGGCCAGAGGTTAAGAAAGCCTCCTGCGGCGTAGAAGGAAATTCCTGCTTCATTTCCTCACCCTGCTCGACCTCTTTGCGGATATACCACTGCTTTTGCTCATCACTCAGCGTGACGCGTGTTGCTGCTTCCACCGCAGCAAAATATTCCTGGTGGTATTTACTCAGGCGCAGACCACCGGCCGGAACGGGCGCAACGTATTTCGGATCGTCAAACCACGGATAGAAATGAAACTTGTAATCCTGCATCGTCAGATCAACGCCGGATTGCGCCAGTTCCAGCGCCCGCGTACTCATGGTATGGAAATCACCGCCAACGCCTTCCGCTGTGGATTCATCAAACACGATACAGCCGTCATGCACGGCGTTCAGCGTACCGGTTCGCACCTCTTTGGCCTTCGCCGGATACTTGGCGCAGATTTTCCCGTGCTCGGAAATGTGCAGACGCTGAACCGTACCCGAGCGGAAGGATGTGGCCACCTGAATGCTGGAGCCATGAGAAAACAGGATATAGCCGCCATTCGCCCCGCTGCGTCGCTCAGTAATCTTGAAAGATGAACGTAACCAGCCAGGCAGATTGTCGAACGGTATTGATATCTTGGTACGGAAGATTTCGCCAGCGGCGGTCTTATCCTGCGCAATGATCCCGCACTTGATGTTCTTGTTGAACAGCGCCTGATCGAGCAGGTAGATATCAATCGCGGTAGAGAAACCGAGCTGACGCGCCTTGAGAATGATGTTGCGGTAATGCATGTGCTTGAATAAGCGACGCTGTGCCGGACGCATCCGAAACGTGACCAGTTGGCCTTTTTCATTCTCGATCTTGTACAGATTGTTGAGCCGCCACCACGGATTGCTCAATTTGGACAAAATAAAAAGGCGCTGCTGCGCCTCGGTCATTCCGTCCAGCTCGTCTTCTGCGAGACTGGCATCATAGTGCGGTGTCGTCATTGCGCCAGCATTCCATCATCCGGCATCGCATGAATATCACGCACCACATCGGTTAGTGGCGTCGTCACATCCTTACTTTCTGCTGTCAGTTTCTCTGTCTCGGCCTTCAGCTTGGCGGTCGCCGCCTTAATGCGCAGCGTGTCAGCGCTCAGGCGCGGAACATTCACCGCATCCAGTTGTAATTTACTCAGGCTGTTTTCGATCGACTCAATCCGGGCAATGTTGCGATCCAGACCTTGCTCGGCCTTGATGAATTTATCGTAAAGCTCGATACGTGCTTCGACTGATTCAGCTTTCTGCAAATCTTCCATGATTTTGTTCAGCGTTTTCGTTACTGACAATGCACGGGCGCGGGTGAAAATCAGCTCATCACGCAGCTCGGTTTCTCTGGCGGCATCGAACAATTCATCGGCGTCCAGATATTTGGCATAAGCAGAATGCTTGCGCGGGATTTGATTGCCAGGCTGGAACAGGTTAACCGGATTAGGATTGCCGGGATTGCCTTCGGTAAAGCGCCCTTTTTCATCTCGGCCGTTCGGCTCCGTGTCTGGCGGCTGATCGCTGGTGTCGCTGTCGTCTGCGTCTGCTGATTCATCAGTATCGTTATCTTTAGAATCACCGCGCTTTTTCTCGCTTTTGCGATTCGCGCCTTTCTCTTTGCGAATCTGCGAATCACTTTTTTGCGAACTGCGAATTTGCGAATTCTGCCCAATGAAATCCGTTGCAGCCTTTATCGTGATGTAACGCTTCGCAGAGCTATACGGCACCTCATTCTGAGCGCACCACTCTACTGGGGAGATTCCCGTTGCTGAGTATGCCGTTGCATAATCGGCCAGCAGCTTTTTCCAATCGTACTTTGCCATAGCATCCTACTGAGTAAGCATTATCGAGCCACCTCTGGGAAGTGACTCTGGAATGCGTTACTTTCCACACGACGCTTGCTGTTCAAATGCCAGTGCAGTGCCACCCTTACCAGTAGCTGCCTTGACATCTCCCATTAGAAAAAACGGAATACCGTTGATTTTCACGCATTGGTCACGCAGCAAGGTGGTAGATTCAACGTCATCTGGCAGCGGCTCCGAGAGTGATTGCTCATAAAGGCGCTGCTTCAGCAAATAGCCTTCCAACTGCCAGATTTTGTTAACCGCGTTCTGGCGGGCAATCTTACGGCCAATTTCTGCGTTGAAGTTCTCTGGGCTGGCACAGGCTGATTCGCCGGTTACCGTGAAGCCGTTGCGCAACACCAACACGCAGATAGTCAATTGGTTGAGACTATTGGCTATACCTGCTGGTGATGTTCCCATATGCGACTCACCACGCACGCCGTCACCTGCTGTGAAATAGAATTCGCTGCGGATAACACTCGCAACATGCTCCGGCGTGACACGAGGTGCGGTTAAGCCTTTGGTCTGAATATCTTTCTCAATATGTTGATCGGTGATTTGTGTCATGGGGTTACCTTTTGCTAAAGCGAAAAAAAAGCCTCACTATTGCGAGGCTTGATTATTTAGACTATTTATTTATACGGGTTCAGCATCCGATACATCTGTATCATCAACACTTATTTCAGCTTCATAAATAATTGAAGCCGAATAGTTAATGACCGGAGCGTCAGGATCTGTCAGCACATTTTTTCTGCTTGTTAATTCAATATAACGACCATCATCATTTTTGAAATGAGTCGGAATCATTGATGAATGCACAAATAATGCAGTATCTAAAGTAAAATACTTGTTTTTCCCTACACCAATCTCTTCCGGTAAGTCTTCTTCAACAAAAGTAACATTTGCCGATTGCTGAGAAGTCGGGCACAAAACAAAATCGTCACCACGCTTTGCATAAATCGGATGATCTAATGTCACTTGTGCTAATTGATTTGTTGATGTCAGTTGATCGTCAGCGGGGACGGGAAGTTGAAGTTGAAAATGCATCAAATAACCACCCTCAACCTGCTCCATCGAAGGAATTGGGTAACCACTTACAATTGTAGTACGAGTGCTTTTTAATCTAAAAACCATTTTATTACTCCTATCTGTTTGATATTAATTTCACACATTGACTTCATACGTATTGCTACATTCAGATCAATAATTACGTAACTCTTCGATTTCCCTGATTGTAGAAAACCGACTATTTGCCTGGTCAATCGCAGTCAACAACGGATCAATCCAGTAAACCGCCTGCCCATACGTCAATCGGCAGCCGGAGGCAGCGGCACTAACACTGGTTGAGTCAGTTCCGCTGGCAGAGGCACGCATTGCGCTGGCACGTAGACGGTGCGCGTAGTCGAGCAGCCCAGTAGCGACATCATCAGGCACGCACTCACGACTAGCAGGATGATATTTGACAATTGTCCGGTAAATAATTTGCTTTTCATCGGATTTACCCTTGATGTTGATGGCATACTGATTCGCCTGCCTGGCAATTTCGTTGTAACGATGGAACTGGAGCGACTGCCCGGCGATAACAGCTTGCTGACTTGCACTGATATCTTCCGATTGCTGCTTATCACGCTGCGCAATATCCTTATCCCACCGCAATCCCTGCACATACCAACCTGCGCCGAACGCAGCAGCCAACCCGCCGCATAACAGCAGCGCTTTCATTTTCGTGGTTAACATGGTTTCTCTGTTAAAAAGTGAGAGGATTGATGAGGGTGAAGAATTCAGATTTCACGTAGCGTCGTCAAAACAGCCCTGAAAAGGCTAATTTTTAGACAAATTAATCTGTTTTAGGACAAAGTGCCGAATTCCTATCATCGCAATACATAGCAAAATAATGCTATCGGCCTGTCTATCTGATCCGCTTCCACCAATCAGCGCCCCCATACATGAAACAGAAAGTGCCGAATACATTAGTTTGCCGATTACCCCATCTTTAACGTGGTCACTGAACACGCACCACCCAGCCCACAGAAGAATGGTGACGTAGGCGATGGTGAAAATCATTGCGCACCTCCACCAAATCGGGATCGGATAAGCCCCCACAGATCGGCAGCTTCAATAGCCTTGATTACAGCAGCAATCAGCGAACCGCCGAACGCCCCCAGAAGAAAACCAATCCCGCCAGCCGACGAAGGATTGATATTGAAATAATCGCCAACAATGCCTGTCAGATAATGGGCGCAGGCGCTACCCGTGAAAACGAAGATCGCGATCCCGCGTGCCGTTCTTAAGTCGCTCTGGAATGGTACAGATATCAGTGCACCAATGAGCCCGGCCACCGCCCACTGAAATTGCTCCCAAAGTCGGGATAGCCATTCCATTACGCTGCCCCTCGATATTTGCTATATGCATTTTCAAGTTTGGTGTCATAGCGATTTTTGGCATACGCTGGGCCGTTGTAAATTCGAGCGAAGGTTTCCCAGTCACGATTTTTCAGCGCTGCCAGCAGTTTGGCATCCGCTTTAATAAAGCGCACAAACGTATCGAGTTGCCCTGCTGCCGTGTATTGGGCATTAACGAAAGCCTGTAATGTTGGATAACCGCAGGTTTCCCAGTGGTAACCCATGATCTGGAATGCTCCCCATGATGAGGATTGCAACGCACAACGGCGGTCAATCACCGTCGCAGCACGATCCATATCTTTATCTTCTTTATCTAAGGGTTGGTAACTCCCCGCTTTACGTGCCACCAGCTCAGGATGTTTCGCTAACTCAGCATTTGCCCGATCACCGCCGAAATGTTTCGTCAGTTGCTGATACATGACGTGCGGCTCATATTGCACTTTTACCCGACCATCCGATAAAAATCCGCTGCCGTTACTTTCTACTTCAGTCACAGCTTTAACCGTAGCAACCGGAACCCCCAAACTACTCGCGGCGACTCGGTAATCTAAAAGGGTGAGAATTTTGGACATAACACGCTCTATGTGCAGGAAATAAAAAAGCCTGCTGGGCGAACCATGCAGGCTTGAGGACTGACCAATAAAAAACCGGAGCAGCTTTTTAAGGCATACTCCGGTATCTTTCGCAAATTTAGCGCGTATAGGCGATTAGGTCAATCAGGTTTCTGTAGTAATCCGGCGTCTTTTAATGCCAGAACAACATCCATTTGCCCATTTTGATTTTTCGCAGCCTCATCAAAATGTTCCGTCGCTTTTTTCCATAAATCAGATTTAGAATATTTTCTGGTTGGTTCACTTAATAATCTTTCAGCAGCAGCTATTGCGTATTTTTTATTTGGACTGTCTGGAGGTAAATAATTCCCTTTCGGAACATCCTTTACATAGCCATCCTGACACAGCCCAAGAAATGCAGATTTGGGACAACCTTTTCTCCTGCTTTCTTTACTGCTAGTGAAATGAGTTATTTCATGTTCCCAGCATTCTTGCGGCGATTGCCCATAAATAAAATTACTTGCTACCGCCACGGCTGTTTCACCATAAATCCCCATGTCATGCCTCCATTTCATCATGAATTTTAGTGCTGAGAGCACTAACTGCCTGAGACTCTTCAACATACAACCAGCGCATGCAGCGTTTAACTAGATCCAGATACTCCGGCCATTCACCCGCCGATATCACAGCCCCTGAGATATCCATCAGCGATTGGCGAAGATGCTCAAATGTCGCAGTGATTCGTCCATTGCCGCCACACTCGTTGCACACTGCGATCGCTGGGCGTAATGTTTTTCCCGTTCCACTACAACGCGGGCAAATATTGCTGTGCCGCGCCTCTTTTTCTGACCAATCATATAGAGCCTGTCGCTCCGCTTTGATACGGACACGCAATTGATCTATTTCTACTCCTGCCAAAAAATACTCAGCGTCACTCGCCTTATCTCGGCAACGTCTTTTATCCAGTTGCTTGATTTCAGACTGTAACGCATCCGTATTCTTGCGCGTTTGAGATGATCGAGCACCATATCGGCGCAGCAATTTGGCGATATGCTCCACCTGAGCAGGTAGGTTGCGCTCTAACGCCATATTCATTGCCAGATGGCAGGCAGTGTCTGAATGCTCAAGATGTTTGTATTTTTTATAAAAACGCCAAGCATAGATAGCTCCCATGATACGCAAACCCGCGTCGCTATCATGTCGATACTTCGCCATTAGTAGATCGTAGCCAACAGGATTTTTTCGCTGCGCAATAGCAAACGCTCCAACGATCTGTTCTTTGGAAAGAATACCTTGCCCACGCCCTACGTTCAGTGATTCAATACTCATACAGCGCGGATCGTGCATCTTGATAAGTTGTTCTATGGCTATGGTCATTTGGTCAGCCCCAATTTTCACTAAAAATACATACCATCAAATCTAAAAGCACACTTTATATTAACTTAAAGGAGTAATAAACATGAGCGTAACAAAACCAAAACCATGGAAATTTTGGTTGGCAGCATTGGGGACAATTATGTGGTTTATTTTACTCCAATCATTACAGTTCTTGAATGAAGATAATTATTTATCTATAAAAAATATAGCATTTGGTTACTCAATGGGATTTATAACTGCTTTTTCAGCATTTATTTTTTGGGATATTATCAATGGTGGCTTTGACCGATTATTAAGTAATGATCGCGGTATCTTTCGTATAACAACTTGCTTCACACTGATAGTTTTATTTTTACTTGGATTATTAGGGTTTATCAATGGAATATTCAATTCCATGCCGTGGCAGTATTTTTTATCATTCGCAGTTGCTGGTATTATTGTCAATCAGTGTTTAATTCCAATTATTAATTATGCAGATAAAAAATAACATATAAATACATCTTCTATGCGGCTATTTGGGCTATGTGCAAGAATAACTGGTTAAATAATTATTTACTTCTTCGATAGCCCGGTTATATCCAAAACAACAAACAGCCCGATAGCCAACTTCATCCAATCGTTTTAGCCAAACCTCTTGCTGTGCAGACAATTTCCCTCCCTTAGCTTTCATCTCAATCCACAAACCAGCATATCCACCGCAAGGCAGTGACAGAAATAGATCGGGAACACCGGCGCGAACGCCAAGCCGCTTTGCATCACGCGCCGCCTTCGGCCCACGCTTTCCCTCGTTTGGGATGTGCAGCAGATAATCCCCGATCTTAATGCCATTGATCACGGTCTTATCCGCCCACTCAATGAGCGCGGCCTGCTCTTCCAGTTCTGCTTGGTGCGAAACTTTGCGCACTGAACCGTTACAGACTTCCAGTTTTGACTGGCTGCCGACAGCGGAAAGTGCGTCAATTGAATTACGCAAACTTCCCCCCTTTCGCAGCCAGAAGCCCATTTTCAAACCAGATGCGCCATGTAGCATGCAGCGCAGCCAGATACGTTTCTTCTTTTTCACCCGGTCGCCAGTCATACAGCATGCGCCCATCGATCACGTCATGACATGCTGAGCAGCCGAACACCGCATAGAAGTCATCCGACTTATAGGCCATGCCATGTGTCGAACTGGGCAGGTGGCACAAAACTGTCGTTTCGCGGTCAAAGTTGCAGATGCCAGAGATCTGCAACGTGCAAACCCGCCCACGAGCTGAATCACGGAGGGTTTTCGAGCGATAAGCCGGAGACTTAAGCATCGCCCTTCTCCTTTATTGCTTTAATATCATCCACCCGTTTCAGCACAAACTGAAGTTCCTGATTCGCTGCGCGGATCTGCCCATTAATATCATTGAGGCGATTTTGAGCGTTACGCATCCGGCCCTTACAATTAGCCTCTTCACGCTTCAGCTTCTCCAGCCCCTCACGGTGCGATTTAATCTCACTCCGTAAGCCTGTTAACTCCCACTCAATGCGGGTTTCTTTCTTCGCTAAAGCCAGCATGTGATCAAACGGATCCAATACCGCGCTGCACAAACGGCATTTCACCGAGCGTTCATGTTCAGAAACCACAACCCGCTCATGGAGGCACGTTCGACCTTCTGGCTTCGGCGCTTCAACAAAATTCCGCATCTCCTTGATATCAGCGTTATCATCAAAGCGCTTCGTAAACTGTAAAACGTTGTCGCTATCGTCTGGAAAATCCACATTATCGGTCATTGGTCAGTCCTCAAAAATTCATCAGTTGGTGAACCGCGTTCTCCATTTCGGCTTCATCAGCAAAATACTGGCTCAACGTCTCATTCCAGATCACGCCAAATACGCCGCGGTAAACCTTGTCGAACTTCTCTTGCCCCATGTTAACGAATGCAATGCTCCAACGCTGTTTCAGCGTACCGCCATCAGGATTAGGTGCCAGATCGTAGAATCCGGCTTTTACCATGACGTGATTCAAGTAAGCATCTTTGGTTTTAACTGCCTCTGGATCAAAGCGGCGCTTAAGCTGTGCCGTTAGCCGTTCCAGAACTCTTTCAGCAATAATCCTCGTAACGTTGTCATATAAAGAAGGATCACCCGCTTCCTGAGCGACTTCTTTAGAAACCTCATGAGCTATCCATTTCTCCCGATCGCTGACAAACGACCACGCAGGTTCCCAATACGAAAACCCCAGATCCAGCAACGCCCAGAATTTACGGTGATGTTTGATATTGCGCCGGTCGCCGATGGGTGTGAGCGAGATCGGAGTGCCGATTGGCACCCCTTTCATTACATCGCGATCGTGATCGGTACAATATTTGATGCCGCCGCCAGGCAGCAAAACGCCCAGCGCTTCAGTTTTGTGCTTTTTCGGTGATTTGCTGCGGGTAGCGGTTGTCATGCGGACACCTCCCCTGCGTTATATTTCTCGAACCAGAACACAACAGAGTTACCCATCGGCTTAACGAGTCCAAACGCCTCAGCAGTTCTATAGCTACGGGACGCCCTGCGAGTCACATCAACTTGCGTAGCAATCCGTTCTCTGAACAACTCAACAGGGCAGCTCGACTTATACAAATTGCATGGGATACAGGCTGGATAAAGATTTTCTAAGGTGTTGTTTTCAGGCCTTTCCATTGCATAGTTTTTGCTGATATTCCTCAAGACCGGCTCAACATGATCAACATGGAAGCGTTTTGTTAATAACTCACCACAGTAAGCACATCGCCCACCAAACTTAAGGCGCACGGCTTCTCGCTGTCCTTTTGTGAGATTCACGCAGCCACCTCTTCACTTTTGGCGCACATTTCAGGCAAATTTGCACGCACAAGCGCTTCGGCAAATGGAGGAGGTACAGCGTTACCGCAACGCGCCACCTGTTTATCTTTTGCGTATTTCACGCCCCTAAAATCCTGATCGATGATGTACCACTCCGGGAAGCCTTGAGCGGCGTACAGTTCATGCGGTTGCAGCATGCGCATGCCGATATCGACAATCTGATAATCGATGCCCTCTACAGTCACCAGCCCGAATCGGTCGCGGCTAACAACTGTATGCATAGGGTCATTGATATCCACGCCCTCTTTCTCGTTGCCGTAGTATTTCAACAGGAACGCGCGAACTTCTCCGAAATGGTTTCCGCCAGCGGTCACCGTTTGCAGCGGCGTGTCAGTGCGCTGACCTGTGTTCGTCCCTCTCATCTTTATGAGGTTCGAGGTTACCAGCGCATGATGATCAACGGTCGTTACTGTGTGTGCCGGTTCATCCAGATTCGCGCCAGGCCCCGTGTAATTTCCGCCAAAATGTTTAGCCAGAAACGCGGATACCAGTTGAGATTTACCGCCACCGCCAGCCGTGATTGTGCCGTTTGGTTCATCGGCACCATGGCCTACGCTGTTACCAAACTGTCGCGCTATTACAGGAGCCACTAGCAAATGTTCCGCTTTGCTTACTACGGTCGTCAGCGGGTCCTGAGCATCATACGCCATACGATCGCCGCCAAACCCCGTCTGACCGATGCGAGCGATATACGGCGTTATCAGCGCAGAGTGATTCGTATTGCACAAGGTGTTCATCGGCTGCTCTACCGCTTTTGGTTTTGCTGAATACTTCGGACCACCAGCGCCAACAATAAACGGCTCTAAAGTTGCCTCTACCATTCCCAGTGCATGTCCATTGCCACCAGGTCGAACCGATGAGCCAGCCGTGATTGTGGGCATCGGTTCCGATACTTCCTGCCCAACAGCGCCAGTGCGGAATTTTGTCAGATGCGGAGTTACAACCGCAAAGCCATGCTTGCGAGTGATCGTCTGCAATGGCTCATCAAGCGCCTGCCCACGGAAACAATCGTATTTCGTCTTTGTGCTGGTGTGATTGCACTTAACGATAAACGGCGTCGGGTTGTTGATAACAAATCTCTCCAGCCCGCGCGCTATACGTCGCAACGTATTTTCCGCCAGCGGCTTTTTACGCTCGAAAATAGACGGGCAAGGGATTGACCAATCTATACATTCAGCAGCTGTGCGCCATGCCTGCAATTTTCCTGCTTGCACTGCGGGCGATTTCGGATCCGCGTGCGTAACCTCTGGCCATTCAACCGGATGCCCATCACAGCGCATCACCATAAAAAAGCGTTTACGGATCGTTGGCGCGCCGTAATCACACGCGCGCAGCTCGCGGTAATCGACGTTGTAACCCAGTCCGCGAATAAGCTGCTTGCCCTGCTCGCTGGCTGGCTCAATCCCCAGAAATTCGCATGCCTCGGCTAACGCTGGATGATCGGCAGGAATTCCCCCCGACAACATGCCACAGAACGCTTCAAACGTTTCCCCTGAGCGCGCCGTATCGGGCTGTTGCGTGCCATCCGCATTGGTCAGCAACGGCCCCCATGTTTTAAACTCTTCGACATTCTCCAGCATCATCACGCGCGGACGAACTGCAAGCGCCCAACGCAATACTATCCAAGCCAGCCCCCTGATTTCCTTCTTTACAGGCTTGCTACCTTTCGCTTTTGAAAAATGGCGGCAGTCTGGTGAGAACCAAGCCAAACCAACAGGACGGCCAGAAGTCGCAGCAACCGGATCGATATCAAAAACACTCTCGCAATAGTGCAACGTGTCAGGGTGATTCGTCGTGTGCATCGCAATCGCGTTAGGATCGTGATTAATCGCGATATCAACGCTGCGACCGATCGCCATTTCAATTCCAGTGGAAGCACCGCCGCCACCTGCAAAGTTATCGACAACAATTTCCCTGTTTTTCATGCTGCGGCTCCCATGGCTACAGATAATGTTTCTGCGGTGGTGATAATGGCTGAATCCGGTACGCCTTCGAGCTTCAGGCGGTTAATGTGACTACGGAGTTTATTTTGCAGACCGGCGGATAGCGTGGTTGCTGTAGAAATCCGCTCGAACAGGAAATTAACTTCCGCAGGCCAGACGGTATTCTCGGTATCAGGAATGATGATCGACTGCTGGGGTGCTAAGCGCCCCGCTTCACGCCGGATCTGCGCTAAAAACGCTTCCCCCGTCGCCAGCAGTTTTTCCCGCTGAATGTAGCTGATAGCCGGGCCGCGCCATTCTTTATCAAACACGGCGATTGCCGCGCCAAAGCCTGCGCTGCTGGGAATTTGCTTATCATCTTTCGGCTTGAACCATGTGGGAACGTCGAAGCCGATACGTCCACGGATGAACGCAACGTGATCGGCCTGCTCCGGCCACCACACTTCAGACGTGGCCGACTTAATGAGAAAAACATAGCGCCCGCCGCGCTCCCGCATTTTTGCGGTGTGGGCCATGATGTGACGCATGCCGGTGATATATTCACCCTCATGCATTTTCGCTGTGCTGTAAGGAGGGTTAGCGAATGCTGCACCGTTCAGCTCTGCCAACCGCGCCGCCCAATCCTGCGCCAGCGCATTGTCCTCTGCCGTATAAAACGCCGGACATTTGCTATTTTCGCCATCGGTAAACAGATCGAGCACAAGCGGCCCGAACATCGCATTGATGCCCCAGAAAAGCGGATCAGGTGTGCGCCATTGGTCACCAACATCTTTCAGAAGATGTGCAGGTTCTGATTTCTGTCGCAGTAAGGAAGATACATACTCGGTTTCGGAGAAATCGATCATGCGACATCCCTCCCAGCAATAATCGCCAGAAGGTCCTCTGAACGTGATTCGAAGAAGTGCGGCTGTGTCTCACGCGGATTCGCCGGGCTGGTGATGTTTTTACCGTAACGCAGTCCCTGTGATGTAACGGACCAAAATGACTTGATCTGCTTCCCTGTGCTGAGGCGCGTTTTACGCTCAACAATCCCCGCGGCCTCCAGCCGAACATACGCGATCGCCGCCGTCATGGTGAAACCATGCTGGCGCAACAAATCGGTAAGGGACTTCGTAGAACGGCTGGATCCATCGGCTGCATCGCTAGGTGCATCGATGGCATAGCTAGGCATCAGGTTAGGTATGCCAATGACCGACTGTAATTTTTGATAAGCCCCGAGCTTGGAGCTGTTCGACAGATTCAGCAGTCGAGCAGCAGACTCTACAATCAAGATGCCAGCATGTACTCGGTCGCTGATATTACCCGTTGCTGGGCTTGCGTTTGCCACGCTATCGAAGGTGCGAATTACACTCAGGTGGAAAGCAGGAGAAATCCACATCGCATAGGCATAAACCAGCTCTCGGCATACGAATGTCCCGCCGTTGCGCCCTTCCAACTTAACTACCGGAATCCCGGTAGTTTCCAATTCAGCAATAAGATCAGCGCTTTGCTTGTTTGCAAGCCAATAACTCGGCGCGTGGCGTTTTTCGCTGCCAGACGCACGATGCAGATCATTCAGATTGTAGCGACCGTCGGCGTCGCGGCGAACGGCAATATTGGCAATCACGACCGGAGTGTTCATTGCACCACCTCCCCGATCACTGCCCGTGAGCCGTCATGCATCGGCGCGGAAACTACGCCTTTTCTTTCCATCGCCTCAATCAAATGCGCCGCGCGGTTATAGCCAATACGAAAATGACGCTGGAGCCCTGAAATTGTCGCGCGCCCGGATGTCTGCACAAACTGAACCGCATCAGGATAAAGCTTGTCGTCCTGCAAATCGTAGTTCTCAGGCTGAGGCGCTACGCGTTTCACTTCCCCGCCCAACGCGGCTACCAGCTCACGAATCAACGCCGACAATTCCCCTGTCAGCAACACGAAATCAGCGTCAAAGCGTGCGACTTCATCTTCGCGTTCGATACCATCATTCTGCTCGAGTAAAGAGTCGGAGAATTTCAGCTTTTTTAGGCTACCGTCATCGGCCAGCACAAAGCTGATACGTTCGCGCCATTCCAGCGCCAACTTGGTGACCAGTTTGCCTGCGTCGATATGATTGGTGATTTCGTCACTGGTCAGATCCTGATGCTTGCTGCGCAGAATGCCGCCTTCTTCCAGTACGGCTTTCAACTCGGCCTCTTCCTGCAAAGCAAAATCCGCAGGCGCTTTACCGTTGCGCACCCACTCGGTCAGCGTCAACTCGATGGGCGTTTCCAGCGTCAGCGGTACAACGGGCAGCGATCCCAGCGTTTTACGCAGCAGCGCCAGTGCATCTTCCGCTTTTTTGCCGCTGGCGGCATCAACGATGATCAGCCCAGCCCCTGCGTTAATCCAGATCTTGGTGGTATGGTATTTACTGAACGCACGCGGCAGGAGCGTTTGGATAACTTCATCCTTCAGCGCATCTTTCTCGGTTTTCTTCAGACGGCGCCGCTGCACGGTTTCCATGCTGTCGATTTTGGCGGCCAGCTCACGCGCAATCACAGGCGCAGGCAGGATCTTTTCTTCGCGCTGCAACGTAAGCATGATCTGCCCGTTAGCCTGGTGAGAAAGCACATCGAGCAGCGGACAAATAGGCGATATCCAGCCCGTTTTTGCTCTATCCTGGCTACCGCATGGGGTGAAGGCAAACGGAGCCAGTTTCTTTTCCAGATCATCAAACATCACATCGCTATTCAGGCGATAAATCAGTGCATTTTTAAACGTCATACTCATTGGTCAGCCCTTACTTCTTGGTTTTCATCAGTTGTGCTGTGGTCAGCAGCACGGCGTAATTCATCTTGGTAGCGCTTATCTAATTCCTTGTTTGCTTGTGCTCGTCGTTCCTCCCTTTCGTGCCGTTCCTGCGTTTCCCGTTGTTCTTTCTGATCCAGCAATATCCCGGCGAATGCCTGAATTTTTGTCAGCATCGCATCCCGTTTTCCCCTGTCCACCTTTGGCGGTGGCAAACTGGCAGGCGGGGATAAATATCGGGTAGCATCCGGTGCAGGTAATAACCCTGCGTTAACAGCCTGTTCTACCGCACCTTTCACAGCCCCTTTGTCCCAGCCTTCCGAAACCGTCCACTGCGGCAAGACGCCAGAAGACTGAGCGGTCGCAACAAGGCGCTCATAAGCTGCGATAAACGCCATTCTTGCCCCAACGCGATCGCCATCAGCGAAAATAGGTTCAGCAACGCGCCATGCCTGAGCGATCTCTGCTGTCCAGATCAGCGTGTTAGCCTCATCCTGTGCAGGCAGCGCGATTGCCCACGCCTCATTAGCGCTAACCCATGACGGGCGGCCAGTGAGTCGCTGGATGTTGCGAATAATATCGGCGGGTTTTGGTGCGTAGCGCCCCTGCTCGGGATCGGTGATCCACTGGCTGAGCGCCTGCCGAATCAGTCCGATGTCGAATGAACCGACAGCATTCCAGTACAGGCGGATCACGGCTTTCGATGAATCCTTGCCGTACACGGCCAGTGTCGCTTTCAGCAGCTCAGCAAACTCGCGCTTCACCGCTAAATCAGTGCGTTCGTCAGTGGCGACCATCGATACCCCCCCGATTCTCCAACGCCTGAGCTTCCTCCTGTAGCCACTCTTCAAATGCCTGTGCATTGCGGGCTTCAAGCGCTTCCTGCTTGTTCAGCGGCATAACACCGCGTACCGATTGATTGCGATTCGCCAGCCATTCAAACTTCAGCCCCTGCCAACCAGCAGCCATCGCTTCACCCAATGCTTGATCGACTGTCCAGCCAGCGTTAACGGCTTTCGTCAGCTCTTGGCCGAGAATATTCACGACGGTTTGCGTGATCGGGGCGCGTTTGGCTTTGCGGTGCTTCACGTAATCGCCCCACACCTGATCGCTGGGTATCGATGGGAAGCCTGAGAAATCAAAATTATCAGAGGATGGTTTTGGTTCCGCTTTGCGTGTTCGCTTTTTCGGAAGGGCTACGTTTGCTGAATTTTTCGGCGGCGCACTCGCGCGGTAATCTCCTGTGTAGTCTCCTGTGTAATCTCCTGTAAGAAACAATGCTGGATTCCCGCCATGCTGTTGGTTGGATTCCAGCAATGTAGTTGGCGGATTTTCCACATTGTTGGATTCCCGCATTGTGGGATTTTCACTTTGTGGAGATTCAGCACTTTCCGGTAACTCCTCTTTCGGCTCTTCTTGTTGGGCATCATCGCCATGCAACAACAGATATTCCAGACGATCGGCATTCACGCGATAGTGAATTTTCCCGGGTACACCTTTACGCTGTTCTTCCAACACGCCAAGCGCAACTAACCGCTTACGGGCCGTCTCCTGTTCATTACGGGAAAGAAAGGTTTCTTCCGTTATCTCTTCTCTGGTTTTATAAAACCAGTTACCGTTCATTTTGTTATGCCAGTAAACCATCTGAGACAGGAATACGGCTCCGACGGTGCCAGACCTGACCTTTCCAGACTGTAAATCTGCAAACGCAGGCTGGTAAGCGATAGGTCGGCTGAGTAACTGAATTAACCGACTCATTTGACCTCCGTATAATATTTCTGAAATTTCCACAGCGGCTGGCTGCACTGGTGCGGATAGCCGGTGCGCATAAAAATTACCTGCTTGTTGGCGCGGTCATACCCAGTCACATGCACAATCACGCCGCGCTGATCTCGGTAGCGCCGATCAAGCGACTGAACATGTGTCATGCTCGCCTGCCGTATCCATTTCTGCCGGAGGCTGCTGGCGGGAATAAAACGCCTGCGTCATACCAGACAAAGCCCCTGTGATTGCCAAACGCCGGGTTTCATCCCCGGCGATATCAAGTTTTTTACCGACGATGTCGGCAATCATTTCGATACCTTGAGTTTGATTCATCGCGCTGCTCCTTTCGGCGCCAGCGGCAACCAGTCGGGGATCGGCAGACCTGCGGCCTTAAGTTCAGAATGAACATGCTCCAGCATTTCAGGGGATTCGGCGAACATCGCCAAAAAGCCACGGATAGCAGCGGTGTTGGTTTCAACGGCAGGATTGGATGACATGGCGCCAGCCACGCTTTTGATGGTGGCCGCTTCGCTTTCCGTCCAACGGGTTTTGATCTGATCTTCCCGTACAACATGGAACGGCAAGCCAGCCTTGCCCACTTTCTTGCGGGAAAGCAATTCCTTGCGAACGCCAGAAGCGATCGCAGCCCCTGCCGTTGGTGCGGCAGGTTGGCGTATTGTGGTCATTGGTTAGTCCTTAGCGTAATTACTTAACTGGTTTGGTCAGAACCAGGTTTAGGTTTTCGGGATTGCGGCCGTAGTCCGTGGGGTTGTAGACATATGGAATGTCCGTGGACATGTGACAGAGTAAAGCGACCTTTTCAGGCAGCCCTCTCTTCCGATAGGTTTTTATTGCCTCATAGGAGCATTCCAGGGCAGTTGCCGCTTGGTAAGGACTATCGAAGTGCCTAATAACCTGTTCGGCAGCCTCAATACGCTCTCTAAGGCGTATTAGTTTAATACTGTTTTCCATGATTTCACCTATTCATCTCATCACAAAGGTATAGTTATACCGATAAAGCAAATTTATACCGAAACTATATCGATAGCAAAGTTTATTTAAGTTGAGTTACTTTTATACCTATGAATAAATATGAAACTCTCGGTGAACGCCTGCTAGCGCGACGTGAAGAACTTGGCATGACGCAAGAAACGCTTGCAGATAAGGCAGGGGTAACACGAATGGCGATCAGTAAAATTGAGCTTGGTGCTACACAAAAGCCCCGAGCGGATAATCTTTTTTCCTTAGCTAAGGCTTTAAAGGTAAACCCGAACTGGCTCGTTTCGGGAAAGGGTGATAAGGAGCTGGTGATGCCTGATCTTGTGGTGGATAACGCAACACCAGTAGACGTTTTAACAAGGGAAGTTCCATTGATTAGTTGGGTACAAGCAGGTTCATTTACTGAAGCAACTCTTCTCCCCAGAGAAGACTATGCTTACTACCCCTGCCCAGTGAAGTGCAGCCAACATTCATTCGCACTGAAAATTGAAGGTGAATCAATGTTGCCGCGGTTTGAGCCTGGGGACATTATTTATGTTGACCCTGAACTAATTGATCCACCAAGCGGAAAATATGTGATTGCTCGACTTAATGGCAACTTTGAAGCCACCTTTAAGCAGTTGCAGATCATGGATGGGCAGCATTATCTCAAGGCTTTAAATCCAGATTACCCCCCAGAGGCAAGATTTTTAAAAATTAATGGTGAATGTGAGTTAATCGGAACCGTTGTTTGCCATGTAAAAACAGTATAAAGGAATAATATTGTGTCATTTCTATCAGGCTTGTTTAAAGGAAAAAAACGCTCAAGAGATGATATCTGTGCGGCCATTCTTTCGTTTTGTTATGGAAATATGCTTAATCTTAGTAAAAGCAATCCCAAAGCTTTTGCGGAGACTTTTTACCAAGATCCAACTAAAAGCCTTAGAGCAAGAATATTTAGTTCAAGTCATTTTAGTGAATGGGAAACAACGCCGCTCGAATCTTTGTCCATGATAAAAGCGAAATTCATTCGAGCTAGAACTAATGAGCTATTTTTATTATTCGATTTTTCAGAAGTGTCTGGGATTTTCACCATTAATGATGGTAAAGCTATATGCCCTAGCTATGTAGGATTATTATTTGATCAATCAATAACTAAGCCACCAAGAGTGTACTTTCTTGAACCATCTGTGGAACCCGGTACAACAATGATAATCAAGGTTACGCATGATAGAGAGCGCTTTAATCTTGGCAATGGCCCATATAATACAGAGGCACATTTCATTGACTATGTACTATCTCTGTCTGATTGCGCAGATAAAAAGAATCAAGGAAACAACCTTGATCATATAGACGATGTAATCATGACGCAGTGCCATGAATATATAAAAATCATTGATGAATTGAATAACCTTCAAGAGGCAGAAAAAATTGTTTTCGCTAGAGGTTTTTATAATACATATAAAATATTTATCGATAAATATAAATCCATTGATAATTTCATTAATATGAGTGAACGGGAGAAAGATAATTTTCTTTCAAAATTAGATGATTACACTTTAAACATTAAAGAGATTGATTATGTGCTGTTTTTAGGTAGTAGGGCCTTGTTTTTATGCCTCCAGCCAATACCAAGTTTTGGCAGGGAAGTAACAGATAGAATGCTTTCCGTCATCGCTCCACTGATACCAGTGGACTGAATTCATCTTAGAATCACATGGCAGCCTCAAGGCTGCTTTTTTTGCTTAAAAATCAATGAAAAACCATAAAATACCGAAACTTTACCGAAAACTCTATTGCAAAAGTACCGGTATAGTTATACCTTTTGGCTATCCCAAGCGGATACGCTCTTTAAAAATCAGGTTAAGTTGCACACACCAACGGTCTGCATGTACCGGTGCGACGGCTACAGCTAAACATGAGGTTTACCAACATTGGAGGATACCAAGATGAAGTAACAGCGCGGATAGACCGCAGCAGCCGAAAGGCAGCAATCGCAGGATCATAAACTGCGCCCGAGTCTCAAGTCGTGAGCCAGCTTCGCATCTGGTTAGGGTTAATGAATAAAGTGGCGCCGGGGAAGCATCAGGACAGCCAATCCTGAACTGGTTATGGGCGGCCATAGGGCGGCATACGACTCAAGGGCATGAGCGCGGCCACTGCGAGAGTGTGGCTGGTTTTCTTTGGGGTGTGGTGAATGCGTAGGCTGATACGCAGGCGTAACGGGCCTAATGGTTGCTGGAAAAGACAGGCTGTAAGACAGGTCGTGTAAATACCCGGTAAGCCGTAGCAACCAACAAAGCAGGTGAAAATATTAACGTTTATCCCGTTCCGACGGTGGCGACTAACACCTGAATAGACAAGCCGGAGATCAGCGCCGGCCACCACACCACCAAAGCAAACCATAAGGACTGACCAATGACCAAGCCACGTAAAAAACGCCGCACTGCAAATGTACGCCAGTGCGTAGAGAACCTTCAGCGTATCACCCAGCGGAAAAGTGACCGTGTAACAAGGGCGGTTCAGGCTGCTGTAAGTTGTTATTCAATTACTGACTACCCTGCCCAACCTAAAAAACTGCGTTCAGTTAAAGCCAACGACGGTAGCGATCCAGATCGTTACGTTGGCTACTCCGCGGTCGGTCGCCAGAAAATGCGCGGCAGTAGCAAAATTCCACACGGCGTTTACTAAATACCTAAATCAAGCTCACTTCGGTGGGCTTTTTTTTCGCCTGAAAAGCGAGTTTTACGCCTCACCAGGGCAACCACAGCCACCTTCGGGTGGCTTTTTTATTTCATTTATGAGGTGTCAGATGGCCTGTAAGTGTTTTCAAGAAACCAAGAAAGCAATGGATAAAAAGTTGCGTGATGCCGTTGCGGACAACTGCGCAGAGGTTGATGAATCCGACTTTGACAACCGTGTCTTTATCTTCTCCAAAGGAGATTTCTGCAATGTCATGCTTGGTTACCGTTTTCGTTACCGCAAGCGCAAAAAAAATGGGGAACCGGAACAGCGTTGTACCAACGGCGACACCAATATTGCAATCAACTTTTGCCCGTTCTGCGGCACCAAGTTTGAGGGTAAGGCAGATGAGTAAATATTGTGACATGTGCGGCACTAACAAGCACGGCAGCAATCACTGCCCTAACTGCCAAGAAGAGGCATACATCTTCCATGAGCAATACATGAACCCGGACTATTTGGGTAATGGGGAAATGCTGGAACCACCCGCGCCAGACAGCGATTTCATGAGAAAAGTGAGAGATCAGCATGGGTGATGTGGGCGATCACTACAGGGATCTAAAACCCTTTCTAAAAGAGCGCCGTCGTAAAGCCCGTGATGGCGCATACGAGCGTATCAAGGCGTTTTTCATTAAGAACGGTGTTCAACTGGAAGAAGGAAGCAACACCTTAATCTTCCGTACACCGCTAGGCACCGTTTGTTACTACCCACCCAGCCAGAAAATGCAGCATAAAAACTTCTGGAAAGAATGCAGTCCGACCTTCTGCATGAACTATGTACTTAAACTAAGAGGACTCACCAATGACCATCAACATGAACCCCGTTAAATCATCTCAGATCCACAGCATCGGCCACGACCCAGTGACCAACACGCTGGCTATTCGCTTCAACGGTCGCGGCGACGCACCGGGCAATCTGTACCACTACAGCAACGTGAGCGCCGACGATTTCGCGGCGTTCTCTGGCGCTGACTCTGTAGGTAGTCACTTCTATCGCAATATCAAGCCTCACACCGACCGCTTCCCTTATCAGCGTATCAATGAAGAAAAGACGGAAGCGTAACTCAGTAGGCTTTCACCATGCGCCCCGCTCATCAGGGCGCATGAGTAAGTTTATTGGCAAAAAGCGAGGTTTCCGATGAACGAATACAACTACCAACGAATGCGGGAGGAAAGGCTTGAGCGGTATGAGAGCAAGTTGCATACCAACCCTATGGGAAAGGCGGTACTGGAAGAACGTATGGAATCACTGCGCCAAAACGTAAATTTTACCGTTCGCCTGAAGCAACTCATCGTATCCGAGAGTGTTTCTGGCATTGATAAGCGGCCAATTCTTCGATTAGTCAAATCAGCGGAAATGGCTGAATGTTTAGACGAGTTTCAGGAAAAACTGTTTTTCATAGCGGTGGCCACTGAGCGCATCAGTGAGCTCGACGCCGAAGAGAACAGCGTACCCGATGAATTTATCTGGTAGCCCAAAAAGAGAAAAGCCCCAGTTTGCACCGGGGCTATCCCGGTCAACAGCGACCAAACCGTTGACCATAAGGACTGACCAATGACCATAGTCATCAGCAGTTGATCGGGGACCAACCCAATCGCTAAGGAGTATACCGTGTCCGTAAAACATATCCAGTACCAACACCGCATTGGTAGCCACAACATCCATCATCATCAGAAGCACGGCGTGATATACCCGATCATTGTCACCCTCGCCGCTCTTTCTGCCTTGTCGTTAATTCTGTAATAAGGACTGACCATGACCAGCAACACTATAACCACGTCGACGCTGCCGCCAGCGGTGGCAAGTCTCGGCATTGATGAACCGACCTGGAGCGCACTGAAAAATAGTGTTTTCCCGGGAGCCAAAGAAGAGTCCATTATTCTGGCGGTCAATTACTGCCGCGCCCGCAGCCTCGACCCACTAATGAAGCCAGTTCATCTGGTGCCGATGAACGTTAAAGACTCTCAATCAGGGCAGTATGGGTGGCGTGATGTGGTCATGCCCGGCATAGGTCTGTATCGCATTCAGGCTGACCGATCCGGTAGTTACGCGGGAGCAAAAGAGCCGGAGTTCGGGCCAGATACCACCCAAAAGTTGGACAGCGTCGGAATCACCTTTCCCGCCTGGTGCAAATACACTGTCTACAAGCTGATGCCTGACGGTCACATAGTGGAATTTAGCGCCAAAGAATATTGGCTGGAGAACTACGCCACTGCCAGTAAGGACGCCAAAGCACCAAACGCGATGTGGAAACGCCGACCTTATGCGCAATTAGCAAAATGTGCAGAGGCACAGGCATTGCGTAAGGCATGGCCTGAAATCGGCCAGCAGCCCACAGCGGAGGAAATGGAAGGCAAAGATCTGGATTTCAACAATGCTCGGGATGTTACACCGAAGGCTGCAACATCTGAAACATTAGCCATTACCTATTATCCACAAGAGCGTTTCAACGCCAATTTGCCGCAATGGCAGCAGTTGATGGAAAGCGGCAAAAAATCTGCACAGCAGATTATTGATACCGCCAGCAGCAAATACACCCTTTCCGAAGAACAAATCCTCGCAGTCCGCGATTTGGAGCCAGTCAATGCACACAATTCATGATGTTCAACAGGGATCGCCTGAGTGGATCGCTCTACGTGCTAAGTATTTCACCGCCAGCGAAGCACCGGCCTGTATGGGCGAAAGCAAATATCAGACAAGAAACACGCTTCTTAACCTGAAAGCAACCGGCATTGCGCCGGAAGTGGGTGCCGCAACGCAGCGCTTATTCGACGCAGGACACGAAACCGAAGCTAAAGCTCGCACAATTCTGGAGGAAAGGCTTGGTGAAGACCTGTTCCCGATTGTCGCTACTCGTGACAATCTGTTGGCATCGGTAGACGGTATCGATATGTCGGAAACCACAGTGTTCGAGCACAAATTATTAAACAAAGATGTGGTTGCCATGATTGAGTCCGACGAACTAGCCCCACACTACTATTGGCAGCTAGAGCAGCAACTTTATGTAACCGGGGCTGAAAAAGCGCTATTCGTTTGCTCCGATGGTTCGGAAGAAAATTTCCATGTGTTGGAATACTGGCCAGTACCGGGAAGAATTGAAAAACTGCTAGCAGGCTGGGCACAGTTTGAACGAGATCTGGCCGTCTATGTTCCGTCTGAATCTCATCAAACCGTAGTCGCAGATCCAGTACAGGATCTGCCAGCAGTAACTGTTCAAGTTAACGGTCAGATTGAGGTACGAGAGAATTTCAAAATTTTCGAAGTGGCGCTACGCGACTTCATCGAGAATAAACTGATCAGAGAGCCGCAGACTGATCAGGATTTTGCCGATCTCGACCTGCAAATCAAGGCGATGAAAAAGGCCGAAGACACACTGAATGCTGCCGAATCCATGATGCTGGCGCAGATCCAAAGCGTGGATGAAGCAAAACGCCAGAAAGATATGCTTGCCAAATTGGTGCGCGACAATCGCCTTATGGCTGAAAAGCTACTCGCCAGTGAGAAAGAGCGTCGCCGCGCTGAGAAAGTGGTGGCGGCGCGTAAGGCCTTTTCTGCTCATATCTCCGAACTACAGAGAGAAATCAATGGTGTGTATTTAGATGCAGTAGCACCGGACTTTGTGGGGGCGGTCAAAGGCCTGAAAACCATGTCGAGCATTCAGGACAAGATCGACACGGCATTGGCGAATGGCAAAATAGCCGCCGATCAGCAAGCAACCGATTTGCGCACCAAATTGGGCTGGCTGGACACCAACGCCGCAGATTACCGCACGCTACTGGCTGACTTGCAACAATTGGTCGCCAAGCCATTCGATGATTTCAAACTGGCGGTAACAGCACGTATTGATGCGTATAAAAAGGCTGAAGATGCGCGGCTGGAAGCTGATCGTGAACGTATCCGCCAGGAAGAAACTGCGCGATTGGAGGCACAGCAGGCACAGCAGGCACAGCAGGCACAGCAGGCACAGCAGGCACAGCAGGCACAGCAGGCACAGCAGGCACAGCAGGCACAGCAAACGGTAACAGAGCCCCTTACACAAGTCGCACGTACACCGCTCTATCCACCGGGCACCATTAACTGGCCGAAAACGTTGGGCGAATCCACTCAAGTTGCCGTGAAACAGCCCGATCTCAATCTCTTGCTTGAACAACTGCTGGCAGATTTAGCCAGTGCCGACGTTAAAATCGCCAAAAGTACAGCTAAAAAGCTGCTAAATGCCGTCGCCAGCGACAATATCCGCCCGTTCACTCTCCGTAATTAATTCTTCCCCCTCTTTAATGGGGGATAGCATCAGGAAATCGTTATGACAACCACGACAACCGCCGCTGGCGTGTTGGAATCTTCCCTGCGCCCCGTTCGGGCGCAACTCGACTTAGCCATTGAGCAAACCACGGGGATCGTTCAGCGCTCTGTCGAAAGCGCGACGGTTTTGTTAGATCAAGCACAGGCCCTGTGCATCGAACAACTGAATAAAGAAGTCGATGACTACAACGCCATCATTGACCGACTGGAGGCTGCCGAAAACGACCTGACCACCAAAGCATTAGCGCTGACACAGGTTCAGGAACGTGTTGAAAGTGCAGAGCTGGCAGCCGCCGAAGCCACCGCAGAGCGTGATAGTGTCACAGCAAAATATAAGCTGGCCCTCACCGAAAAGGGGATGTTGGCAACTGAGCTTAATCAGTTGAAATCCTTAAACCCTGAGCGTCTTAAAGCACAACTGGCGCGCGTAAAAATCGATTTAAGCGATAGCCGAACGCTACGCGATCAGCAATTAACTGAAATCCGCCGGCTGAAGAAAGAACTGGCTGATAAAACCAGCAAGCTATCAACGATGGTTCAGCTCAACGATGAATTGAATCACGCGATCACTGATATGAGGGCGCGTCTACAGCGTGCTGATGGTGACGTTGAGCAACGCTATTGGCAGACCGCCAGCGGCACACAGTTCTATTTCTACACCTTCCAATGGGGATTACAGCTTTATTCCCCTGAATATGACGTAAAAATCCTGAACGATATCGACTGGCACCTTGAGATCCGCAGCACCATCGGTATCTGCATGATCGTGTCAGTGTCGGAATGGGCGGTGCCGATCTACCCCACCGTAGAAAACTTCAAAGACGCATGGCCGGAAGGCCTAACCGAAGCCGTTACCGCACGAATTCGTGAACTGCTGGAAGCAACGCATCCTCACTTAGTTCGTCGAGCTGAATGGGCGGAATCCGTGTTGGTCGGTTCGCTTCCGTTGAAAGAGCAGCACCTCGACCTACTCAGCGCAGCGGGCATTCACTCGCTGTTTGATGTGGTGCGCCGCACACCGGATGCGCTGGCCGAGAAAGTAAAAGGTTTTGGAATCAGCACGGCACGCCAGGTACATGCGAAATGCATAGGGTTGGTAAAGGATTGGGAATTGGCACAAAAACAGAGCGAGGCAGCGTGATGGAAGAAGAATTGAACCCTGTTGGCGTGCTGTTTAAGTCAGAAGACGATAAATGCAACTGGCTGCCTGTCATCATTTACCGTATGCGAACCCGATCATCAATACGCGTGGGTGAACCGTATAAACCGGAGCCTAAACCCATTTACACAGGCTATGGTCCCCAAAAACAACCACCAGCAACGCCGCGTATTGGCGCACGGCGCAATTACTCGTCATCCATCATGCTCGGCATCTATCAGTTACACCGCCGCGGCATCAACGAAAACGTGATCGCCAAAGATACCAGTATCCCGGTAGGCGATATCCGCAAACTGCTGGCGCACAAAACCCAAGTTCAGCGCAAACAGTGGCAACTGGCTCAGCAACTGCCGCTGCCATCTAAAGCGGTGATTTTGAATCGTTTGGGTAGGGAGGCTTGAGTGAAGGAACGGGGAATGATTTTTAACGGCGAAATGGTTCGCGCCATTCTTGATGGGCGCAAAACGCAGACGCGGCGGATTATTAAGCCGCAGCCGTTCGACCGTAGCCAATACCGCCGTGATCATCAGATAGAAATAATTTCAGGCCGTGCTGAAAACGGTGATGAAATTGATGGCTTGTACGCCTATACCAAAAGCACAGGTGGAACATGGGACGCTAAATGCCCATTCGGGCAACCCGGCGATCGGCTGTGGGTACGGGAGACTTCTGGCCTTCAAGTTCGCCGCGATGCCTTAGGCGGTACTGGTGAGTTTCGCGTGTATCGCGCCAGTAATCCTGATGCCATCAGGTACAAAACAGCAAGCGGGGAAACCGCTCCGATCAAATGGGTGCCATCAATCCACATGCCCCGTTACGCCAGTCGGATCACGCTGGAAATCACCGATGTTCGTGTTGAGCGGCTTAAACATATCCCACGTGATGGGATTATCGCAGAAGGATACCCAGCGGAACGAGCCATTGATGGCGGAGACTACGATCAATTCCTCTGGTATCGGGATTTATGGGAATCGATTTACGGCGTCGGAAGCTGGCAAGCCAACCCATGGATTTGGGTTATCGAATTTAAACAAATCAAATAAGTAAGGACTGACCAATGACCAATAACACCACTGAAGTAACCACCGTAAACGCTGCAAGCCTTGCGGTCGATATCGCCGCTCACTGTGCCGCGTTTGAAAAATCCGACGCGTATCAGCAAATGATCCAAGAGCATGTCGCAAAATTGTATGAAAAGGCCATCAAAGATACCTTCAGTTGGGGCACATTCCCCGATGCCGTTAGACGTGCGCTGCAATCAGCCCTCCCCGCCAATATCACCGATGTTGTCGATTTGCCACGTTATAACCTTCTGCTACTAAAAGAGCTGGCAACCCAGTGGGAGAAAGAAGCGGTATCTGACCAGTTAGTGTCGGAGATGCGCGAAAAAGTCGCCGCGTTTATCACAGAAAAACAGATCCCAAAATTCATTAAAGCGTCGGAACTATGGGCTGCGTTCATTGAAGACCATCAGGAAGCTGCTGCTCAGGAAGGATGGCAACGCCCTGAAGTACTAATGGAATACAGTGATTATGGCGGATTCCGCGTAGGGTTAGAGAAAGAGCAATTTGAAGAACGGAGTTGGTCGAGCGCCAAACGTAAAACTCATCCCTTTGAATTTAGTAACAACCTTTATTTGTCTGAAGCCGTCGAATATGAAAACGGACAGAAAAAAGCGATTACACACGATGGGGTTAAATGTTACAGCCTGTATTCAGGGAAATGTGACGGCGATATTCTCGGTAAGAAAGTTATCACCTTCTACACCCGCTTTGAAAAGCTGGTCGCAGCGCTTTACTACGGTGACAGCCTGTTAGTACTCGATCAGGACGACGCCGACGAGGTGTATTACCCCGGCGATTACTGATCGCTGTCAGCCCGCATTGAATTTCACCGCATCCGTTCTGTGATGCGGCTATCCCCTTTTCCAGCGAATAACGAAGGAGGCCGCCTTGTTCGGTCTATTTCTTTACGTCTGTTACACGTTCCAGCCCTGCCAATATGAACCGCAAGGCTGGGTTTATCCTGATCTGCAAAATTGTGAAGCTGATGTTAGGGCGCAAAAATTACCCAGATCTTATGAGTGCCTGCCAGTTGAAGCCGTTATACCCGCGGGAGGTGATTAATGCCCCCCCCAACGTCCAATTCTTGATATGTGCAGCGGGTCTCGCATGTTTTGGTTCGATAAAAGCGACAGCCGCGCTGTGTTTTCCGACATTCGCCGAGAGCGCCATGTCTTATGTGATGGGCGTAGTCTGGAAATTAACCCCGACGTTATCGCCGACTTCCGCGCCCTTCCCTTTGACGATGCTCAATTCTCCCTTGTCGTTTTCGATCCGCCCCACCTTCTACGCGCTGGCGAAAGCAGTTGGCTGCGTAAAAAGTACGGTGCATTAGACAGTGCAACATGGCGAGACGATTTGCGGGCCGGATTCAGTGAGGCATTTCGGGTACTGCGACCGCTCGGTACGCTGATCTTTAAATGGAATGAAACACAGATACCAGTTCGTGACGTGCTGGCACTAACCAATCAAAGGCCTGCATTCGGCCACTTATCAGGCAAACGCAGTAACACTCACTGGATTTGCTTTCTCAAAGGAGAGGATGAATGACGGACTTAAATAGAACCGTCACCGTAGCTCATGACGGCTATCCGGCCGTTGTGGGCATTTCCAGCGTTATCGGGACGGCACCGGATCGGCATGTGCGGTTCCGCGTGGAAATGCGCGGCAAGACGTTCCGGCAATTGGATTTCGGCGGGCATTGGGAACAGGCCGTATTCAACAAGAAGGGCTGGTACCGCGTGAAAAGTGCGATGTACCCCACCGCCGTTAAATCCCATTTCCGCCGTGTCACATCAACAATGCTACGGGAGTTGCTGGACGCGATTATCGCACTGCCGGCCGTGACCAGCGTTAATTGGGAGGAGTAGTGAAAGAACTGAAATTCTATGGCATGAGCGATGACCTCTTCGAATGTGACGACGCTATTCGCGAAGAAATCTGCGTGTACCGAAATCCCGGTATTTATCACCTCAAGTCATCCGAAGGGGAAATGCTAGTCGTTGCTTGTTATACGGATGCTGGCTGCTGGGCTATCGGCGTCGGACAAGTCAATGAAGATACGAAAATACCAGCGTGGCCTGCATCTTTCGGGCAGTGGGATAGCGGTTATAGCGCAGTTATGACCATTCAGGTTCCTGACGACACCTATATTGTTACAGGGGATAGCGATGAGTGATTTAAGCAAAGAAAGGCTGGAAGTATTACGCGACACCTTTATCGATATGGCTAGCGAAACGACAGACAAATTAGAAAGCGCGGGATGGAGTGACGCGGTAAAAGCTATCACCGAAGTGTTACAGCGACGTGAGGCGGCGAAAGAGCCTGCCTATTGGGTTTATGACACAAAATTCGGGTTGGATATATCGAAAGAAAAACCAGAATATGAGGAAAATACGGAACCGTATTTCCCTGTATTCAAGTCAGCAAGTCAGCCTTACGCGCTGCGGTCGGCTACGTTTGATGAAATTCGTGACACAGTAGCTGAGATGACTGGAGGAATCCCTGTTACATGGTGTGAGGGACAGAAAAAAGGTCATCACGAAGTACCATTTATGAATTTCAATTCGTTAGGGCGCATCGTGGATAAATTCCGAGCGTCAACATTCAATCATACGGGGGATTTACTTATCCAGCCTTACGTGGTGCCTGAAGAAGTCTTCTACGAAGGAAGAGAAGAAAAAGCGGCAGGATGGGGTACCAAAATCTATAGGAGCTACGACTATTGTGTTGGCTGGAACGCCTGCCGCGCCGCAATGCTCCAGCACCAACAACACAACGAACCACAAAATATTCCTGAAAATATTCCATGTCCGAAATGCGGTGGTCGTGGCACGTATCATTGCCCTCAAATGCTGGGATCGGTTGACTGCGAATGCACGTTAGCCAACCATCCCGAGCAACCGCTCGATATGGGCAACTATCCGGTAATTCCGGATGGTTACAAATTAGCACTTGTCCCAATGGAACATACAGAGGCCTTTCGTTCCGCATGTACTGCCGCATTTGAAGAGTTTAACCGTGGAACTGGCCCGTGTGGTGTATTCATCGCAGGTCACCGCGCAATGCTCGCTGCCGCTCCCCAGCCGATGCATATGAGTGAGGATTTATGAGCAAACAAACAGGCAAGCTAGCCTTTCCGGTTGAACGTCACGTAGCACACGCTTTAGCCCTGAAAAATGTTGGTTCAGAGGACGAAACGAAATACATCGCCGAAGTTAACAAACTGTGCTGCGGCATGACACTGCGTGATTATTTCGCAGCAAAGGCGATGCAGGGATGGCTATCATCCTACGGAATTGATGCAGTTCACCCAGTAATATCTGGAAACGCTAATGCGGCGGCCAAAAATGCATACGCATTAGCTGACGCCATGCTAAAGGCTCGGGAGGTTTAGCAGCCTTTAGCATGGAATTTAAACGACCAGCACGGATATGTTAATGATGACGAATAACCGAGCCGCCTAATCAGCGGCTTTTTTGTTTCCTAAATTTAGGAGGAGCATATGCCTCAATCATGGTCGGTTCCATTCCCGGAATCGAAAACTGAACATAATGGCTACCCTGTTTACTGGCGATATTTTGAAACCGTTCAGGAAGCAGGGATTGAAGTTATCGCCGAGCAATATATAGCCTTTCACCAGACCAATAGTTATGCCTTTCTGTGCCCTGCTCGCTGGGCTAAAGATTATGATATTGATCGGGATAAGGCACGATGGCTCGAGGGATGGAAAAAGAAAAATATGCGGTACGCGATCAAGAAAGTCGCAAAATCAGCAGAGCGATCTTTTGCTTTCCCATCACAGAAGTTGGCGTTAGAAAGCCTGCTACGCCGAAAAAAATATCATCTGGGACGCTTAAAGCAGGATATCGCCATTATCACTACCGTTGTTGAAGAAATGAAAAAGTTGGACTTGTCATCCCCTCAGATCGAATACAACTTCGGACATAACGCCGAAACGGAAAACTGGACCTTCCTCTAACCAAGCCCCTTCCTTACCCAGACCAAACGACCAAAATACGGGCGTGTCTTTGGCACGCCTTTTTTACAAGGACTGACCAATGGCGAGAATGCTTTTACTCAAAGAGTGGGCAATAGATGAATTTGGTGATGCAACGCCATCGCAAAATACATTAAATAAATATGCTCGGCACAAAATGATTTCCCCACCACCGCAAAAAGTCGGGCGTGAATGGATGGTGGAAAAAGATGCGCGTTTTATCGGCATGATCTCCGAACCCACAATAAATAAATCAGATAACCCACTACTGAAAAGGATTCTTTCAGATGGCCGGTAGACCCCGGAAACATAATATCAAAGTACAGAACCTATTTTGTTTTACCGATCCACGAACCAAGCGAGTTTATTGGCAATATAAACACCCTTTAACGGGTAAAAGGCACGGACTTGGAACAAATGAGGCTGAAGCTACCGCAATCGCAATAGAAGCCAACCTACGAATTAGCGAACAGCAGGTGAAACAGGCATTTGCTATCCGGGAAAGTACTCTGGCAATTTCAGGAAAAGGTATAACAGTAAGCGGTTGGTTGGAAAAATATAAAGCAATTCAAGACGAGAGATTGAAATCTGGCGACATCAGGCTCAATACCCACAAACAGCGAAATAAACCCGTATCCTTATTTAATCAGCACGCAGGAATGAAATTACTCACGGAGGTTGGGGCTAAAGATATTGCGGAAATTTTGGATGACTATAAAGCCAACGGACAATCACGCATGGCTCAGGTAGTTCGTTCCGTCCTCATTGATGTTTTCAAAGAGGCGCAGCATGCTGGCGAAGTTCCCCCTGGTTATAACCCTGCGCTTGCCACCAAGCAGCCACGTAAAAGAATTCAACGCCAGCGCTTGGATCTAAGCGAATGGCAGGCCATTTTTGACGTGGCCGATGCTCAGCATCAATATATGGGTAATGCCATGCTACTTGCTCTGGTGACAGCTCAGCGCTTAGGTGATATTGCCAACATGAAATTTTCAGATATCTGGGATGATCACCTACATGTTGTTCAAGAGAAAACGGGTGCCCGGGTTGCTATTCCACTATCACTGAAATCCAATGCCACAGGATGGACGCTACGCGATGTCATTGCACGGTGCAGAGATTACGTTGTCAGTCCCCATCTGGTTCACTTCTTTCGTTCCACCTCGCAAGCAGAGCGTGGCGCTGCCGTGGCATCCAGAACTATTACGATGCGATTCAGTGCAGCCAGGGATAAGACGGCGCTTGTGTGGGAAAACGGTACACCACCGACATTTCACGAACAGCGGTCATTAGCAGAGCGGCTTTATAGGGAGCAAGGTGGCGTCGATACTCGAATGCTTCTGGGGCATAAATCACAGCAGCAGACAGATAGCTACAACGACGACCGCGGTAAAGATTGGTTAACAATTCAGATTAAAGCAGGATGA